TTCACGATCATTCGCGTAACGGCTCCGGATGAGGTGCGGATTGAGAGGGCGATGGCGGCCGGCGACACTTTTAACGAGAATGACCTCGAGCATGTGACGGAGCAGGCTGTGGCTAATTTTGCGGTAGATTACGAAGTTAGTAACGCTGGGACGGTCGAGGAATTAAAGGCGCAAATAGACGCAATTATTGCGGAAATAAACGCGGTGAAATAGGTAATCACCGCGATAGCTCGAAAGAGTGCCAGAAAATACTTCCTTCATCAATTTTTCCGACATATTCAAACTTGGCCGGAAGGTCGGCGTCGGCCAGCGCCAATTTACTAACGACTTGCTTTCCGGCAGCAACGCCGAGATAGCCACGCTTATCAGGGCGCACTGTAGAAGCGTTTGGAATCTTCGCAAGATCCATTTTAACAACGCCAACACGTTTGTTTTCTACATCAACGCTAATCACGACGGGCGTAAACGGAGTTAAGGCGAGCTCTTGACGCATTGACGAAGACAGGCGAATGCGTTGCTGCTTATCGATTGTTAATGATTTACCGCCTTGACGGGCGATTTGGATTGGTTCGAAAGCCATAATATCACGTCCTTACTACGTTATTGTTAACGCAATTATACGAAATTAAAACTAAAAACGCAAGGAGGCGATTGCTATCGGAAGTGTAAAACGTGATCTACACGTAAACGAGCGCAGTCTCGAAGAAAAGTACCCGGCGTTGGATTGTCCGGCAAACCTACGCATTTTATTATCCGATTATCACGCGCTGCTCTCTCGACAGTATGCCGGAGATTACGATAGTACGGTAATTTTAATCGATTTATACAAAGCGCTCGAGCTCGCCAACCTAACCGAACGCCAGGCGGAAGCTCTCCGATTGGTATACGAAGAGGACCTGACGCAGGAAGAGGCGGGCAAGTTGATGGGCATCGGCCAGGACGTCGTCAGCTACCACGTTGACAATGCGATCGGGGCAATTTCGGAAGTTTATTGGTTCTGGTCGCGGAATGATGAAGGATACCGGATAGGGGGAGAGAAATAATGACGGAATATAACAAGACCAAGGGCGGAGAAATACCGCCTAACGTCTTTGCTGATATAATCGATGAGTTATTCAATAAGGGCAGAATCGTATGTAAATGCGGTGGATTGCTTGTAAACGACTTTAAAGACGCTTATTCATGTAATACGTGTAAGTACTACGAAATTGGTGGCGAAGTTATATCGAATTGCGACGGAAGCAGCACACGTGAGTTTGTTATTGAAGAAACCGTTTTTTACCAAGGTAAACGATATAAAATGGCGCGAATGGAAGCTACTGTAGGCGACTTAGTGATGCTGGACGAACAAGTAAACGGAAAACGAATCTATAAAGTTAGAGACTTCGGAGGTTATGAGACTAAGAGTATCGTAATTAGCAATGAGATCGGCGTTAAAAACTACACGGAATACAAAGTTCTAATTCCAGTATACAAGGAGTCATGTTAATGAATTTACACAACCAGCGATTTACAGATCGTACTAACCTATTTAAGCAACGTATGAATTTAAACGAAATGGAAGATCGTATTTACCGTTTGCTAAATATAGATCTGGCGTTAAAAGAACATCTACTCGGGTTTAATGAGCGTCCTTCTCCTGCTGACATTAATGTTATTACGGATATGATCCTAAACGAGGAACTAACCGACCCGAATCCATATAAAGTTACGCACAATGAGTACCCGATATTAAGTGAGACGCAGCTTGCACGGAGAAGAGAGGGTAAGCATACCAGAAAAACAGATAATCCGATAATTGAAGTACCGTTAAGCATTGCGGAAAATTACGGTACTGATGGCATAGGATACGATTATCCAACGAGAAGGAAACGAAGTGAACGCGAAAATATGTTTGTGGATAAGGAGGCTAAGATACGCAATAAGGAGCGGAGAGATCGGTACGCAGATTTTACAAAGGTTCAACCGGTTATTGTACGAAAAATAGGTAATTAGACTCAGTGTATTTTTCACTGTTTCGCGGCCTATATAGTGAGAAGTATTTTTCGACCGTATAAAAATCGCCGTTAGTTGTCCTTATATATGAGGAAGTTAAATCGTATAATTAGCGGCGATTTGTGTTTATACGTTATGAAAGAGGATTTTATTCATGTTTTTCGGTGTTGTACGGACTATATAGTGAAGGTGTTATAAAAGGAGTGAAGAAAATGGTGAACACTTGTTTTATTTGTGCCAAATGTATTTGTGAAATAGGTTCAGAGGACAACGACTTATATTGTCTAGATGGAATAGATCTAAATACCATTCCGGAGGATGACGAGTATTTTGAATGTCCTAATTATGTAAAGAAATGATCATAAAAACGAAATAAACAAAGGCGTCGAGAAATCGGCGCTTTATTTTATAAAAGCAAAAAGGAGACTGATAGAATGGCGAAGTATGAACGAATAGTAAACGAAGATGGGGAAATTGGCTACTTTGTACCGGAGGCTGATAACGCAACAATTCGAACGCAGGAGGAAATGGAACGCGCTAAACTGTACGCTACGTTGCCAAGGAAGCCGCGGTTTCATCACGGACGAAATTATGTCGTGTCCTATAACGAATCTGTATCGGAGATTATTCGCGACCTGAGCTTAACGGAGGCGGGCGCATTAGTTAAAATACTGCTTCAGCTTCGAATTAACGGTGATGGGCGTTTATTAAAGGGATCAATGGTGCGCGCTGAGCCTATGAATAAAGCGGACATTGCACGCGTTTTAGGTAGAAGTAAATCCAACGCAAACGTAATTATCGACAGACTACTCGAGATAGGCGTGCTGGAATCGAACGTATCAGGATTTTATATAAACAAGCGATTCCATTCGATGGGTGGACGCATTGCTGACGAAGTATTTACGAAGGTATACACGGTAAGAGCGAAGGAGATTGTCGATAAATTAAAGCTAAACGAGGTCGGAATGCTTTATAAGATTATCCCGTTCTTTCATTACTCCGAATATTATCTCTGCGTTAATCCGAACGTTGACAAGGCGTTCATCGAATACATCGGAAGGGAGACGTTGGCCGAGGCGATAGGGCACGACGTTGCGACCGTTTCGAAGATAGTGAGTCGGCTGCAATCCGTAGGAGCGATTCTCGTCACCGGTACACGCAAGGAAGTACGTTATTTAGTTCATCCGGATCTAATGTTTCGCCAGGCAGAAGGGCTTGAGACGGAGTGGACGAATGCGGTGCGTAAATTGTTCGACGATCATGCGAAGAAGTCTAGACGATAGGAGGAGCGGAGAATGAATATTGAAGGGTTGGCGGAGAAAAAGAATAAAGCAGGGACCGTTTATTACGAAAGCGCTGTAGGCGAGATGGTTGCGAAAGTTTGCGGAGAGTGTGAAAGGATCAAACACCTCGATGATTTTCCGAAGAATAAAAGAAATCTAGGCGGAAGAAGTTCGAAATGTAGGGCATGTTGCGCTGCCTACCGCGAAGAACATAAAGATCATTATACGGAATTAATCTGTAAGTGGAGAGCGGAAAATCGAGAAAAAGAAGTCGAGCGACTCCGGTTGCACTACGAAAATAATAAGGAGCATATGGCGAAGACTCAACGGTTATGGCGACAAAATAATCCCGAAAAAACCGGGTTAATTATGCAACGTCGTAGGGCACGGAGGTTAGCGCTGGCCGCCGATTTCGATGTTGAACAAAAGAATGTTACACTTGAGTTTTTCGGAGGATGCGCTTTAACCGGCGACGTAGGCGATATTCACTGGGACCACGTCATACCAATAGCCGTTGGGCATGGCGGAACAACGTACGGCAATATGATTCCGCTTTGTGGCGATTTAAATCAGTCTAAATGCGATAAAAATATATTCGAATGGTTTGAGGCGAATAGGCAACGGTTCAATCTGGAGCAAGAAAAGTTCGACCTTCTTATCGAATGGCTCGGCAAGGCTAACGATATGACAGTCGAAGAATACCGTCAATACGTATATTGGTGCCATGACAATCCGCAAACGACCTCGGCTTAATTGCCGGGGTTTTCGTTTTAGTGTGGCGAAAACAGAACGAAATGGCCGTTTAGTGTGGCGAAAACAGAACTCGCAAAAAGTGGCTTCGCGCTTACAGCCGCAAGGGATTCAGCCGTTTTTAGACGTTGTCGGTGTCTTCCTCTTAGAGAATAAAACATTGCGCCTTCCACTCCTTCCAGTCGTTCGGCGCCTCCCTTCTTTATTCTTTTTAAAACCAGCGAAAAAGTATAATGCAATATAAGGGTAGTGGGACGGCAGGGCCGGCACACAAGGGTTTTAAGTCGTAAGACTAAACGTAACTAATTGCGGAATGTTAAGCGTTTTTATCCATAAAATAAGGCGTTTCGTATCTATGTATTATGAAGGGGTAATAAATCGTAATCCACATTACGCTGATGAATGCGGAATAATAGGCGGGTACATTACGTACTAACTACCGCTGCCTTATTATATAGAAGAAACTCGTCTTATTGCGTAGGGGATACCGTAATATAGGGTAACTACTAACGTGGTAACTAACGTAGGGGTATCCGATAAGCATAGCGGTATGGGTGGGCGCATCAACACGGGCCACCTGGCGGAGACGCCTTGTCGAAACTCACGGGGTTCTGCGCAGCTATTATACATAAACGTAGGGAAATAATCGTAGTCCAGGCAGTACAAACGTTGATATGGCGCGGATGTATAAACGAATGAATGGCGTCATTATATACGTAACGAACAAACGTTGGTATGACAACGTTCGTGCTTCGTATTAATACGTCAAAATTATATTTTACGCCGTAATGTATGTATAGATATACACCGCTATACACCTGAAAGCGCGTCGAATAAAGTCGAACTGCGTCCCCCAAGCGCCCTGGCGCCGGCCGGCGGGTTTGGTCAGAAAAACTGCGCTACAATTTTTTGAACTCGAGGTGTCTAATCGCATGCCTAACGGTTGGAAATCTCGGATACATAACGCAAACTAAACGAAAGGAGGGCGCAATCATATGGCGGTGGTAAATGGCGAGTGGATAGCGCGAGATAAGCGACAAGAGCGCATCGACCTCATAACGGAACGTGTTCGCAAGTTGGCTGCGGTAATTAAAGCCGGCAAAGCAACCGACTATCATATCGAAACATTTCGCACCGATAAGGCGGAGCTAAGACGTTTGAAGCGGGTCCATCGCGCTGAAGTCGACATGCTCTACTTCTTCTACGAATACTTTTCGGAAGCGCGAAATCCCGGTAATCCGGATAACCTCGTGCCTACCGCCAGAGTCGACATGGACAATGCGCCTGACTTTCACGTTAAATTATCGCGGATTCTTGACTCGGTATCCAATCGAAATCGAACGGCACGTATAGCATGGGCGGCCAGCCGTGGTCACGCGAAATCAGCTTATCTATCGAACGCATTTCCGGTACATGAGATCACGTTTCGTAAGCGGAAGATGATCCTCATAATTTCGGAAACAAACGCCGGTTCGAAGAAGTTCATTAAATGGGTCGCCGGCCAACTAAAATACAATCTAAAACTTCGCGATGACTTTGGCGTCTTATTGCACGAACAGAAAACGCGTATTGAGAAGGACAGCGAAGAGGCATTTTTAACGACGACCAATATTAAGATGGAAGCGACGTCACTCGGGACGCAAATCCGTGGTTTCCGTAACGGATCTCAACGTCCGGACCTTATATTGCTCGATGACTTGGAGTCGCGGGACTCGAATAACACGCCCGAGCTACGTCAGAAGGCGAAAGACTGGCTGAACCAAGATTTAATGCCTGCATATGATCCAACACAGACAGCCGTCATCTTTATGGGTACGTTAGTGCACGTAGATTCCTTGCTGAATTACGTACTAACGGAACGTCGCGACTTTATTAAGAATAAATTCCCGGCAATTATTGACTGGCCTAAGCGTATGGACCTTTGGGCGGAATTTGAGCGCATCTATAAAGAATATCAGCCGACTGAAGCGGAATTGGCTGAAATGGAAAACGCGGAGGAAGAGACGGCAACACCTAGCGCTAGAGCTGCGTTGAAGTTTTACGAAGATAATCGCGAGGCAATGGACGAGGGCGCAAATGTACTATGGCCCGACCGGTTCCCCTTAACGAATTTATTTCTCGAAAAGGTCAACTACGGATCCAAGGCGTTCAATACGGAATTTATGAATAATCCACTCGATGAAGAATCGCAAATATTTCATCCTGAGCGATTTTACTATTACGAAAGTGGGCGTACCTTTTCGCATAAGGATTTTTATATCGGAATGGGGCTCGACTTTGCGATGGGTAAGCAGAAGGGCGACTATTCGGCGCTCGTAACGGTTGCTAAACATAAAATTACGAAGAAAACATACGTAGTAGACGCGTTCCTTGATCGTCTTCATCCGGATAAATTCCTTGAGGTCATAACGCGGAAAGTTAAAGAGTATCAGCCGGATATTATTGGCGCTGAGGCTCAAATGGCGCAAGAATTCTTCGTCGATAAGTTGAAGGAATCGCTCCAATTCGTCGGCTATCCGGCGCATAACCGAGTAAAGAAGATTCAGCAACGCCAGCGGAAAGAGCTCCGTATAGAGGCGATGCTGCCCGACATAGAAAACGGAAGTATCATATTTAACCGAGATCACGCTATTTTGCTCGAGCATTTTGAACGATATGGGTCACGTTGGCATGACGATGGACCCGATGCATTAAACATGGCGGTTGAGTCCGTGAAAAGGCCGAAAGCGGCGGTCGGTAAAAAGCCGAGTTATCTATAACGAAAGGAGGACGAAACGATGTCAAGACGATTAAAGGCACTAGAAGCGAAGTTAGACGCAAGGAAGCGAAATGCAGCTTATTTACTAGTTGAAAACGAGTTGCGCGAATCCGGTGAAAAGCGTAAACAGGAAGAAATAGCGGAAGAAGTTGGTGTAACTTCAAAAACAATCTGGGAGTGGAAGACTAAGGACCCTGTTTTTATTGAATACAAAAACGCTATTGCTGACGACTTTCTTAGCGAAAAGAGAGCGTTTGTTTATGGTCAATTAATGAAATCAATCAGCGGTCCACAACCTTCGATTAAAGGTATCGACATCTTTATGAGACGGTTTGGCTTGCTAACGGAAAAGCAAGTTAATGTTACGGAAGATGCAGGCGGATCACGTAGTAATGAAGATATAGAGAAGGAAATTGAAGATTTGAACAATTTACTAGACGACTAACAACGAAAGGAGGAGACGGCTTGGGCTTATTTGGACCATTTAACAGTAAAGCCGAACTTGAAAAGCTTAGCGAAGCGCAAACGGTCTATACGTACAATTCGTTTCAGCCTGGCGAACAATTTCCACCGTATCAAGATCGAGAACGCCTCTCGAAATATAAGCGGCTGAAAAAACTCGTAAAAGGCAAGCAAATCGAAGTATATGAGCGGGCTTCGAAGCTATTAAAAGATACACCACACGCAAGTCAGCTCGAGCAGCTTTATATTGCGGTAAATATTGCGGATATTCTCGTAACGAAGCCGGCCGACTTACTTGTCGGTGAGCCTCCGAGCTTTGAATCGGGACTACCGGACAGTAGCGAACAGCAGGTGGCGGTAAATCGTTACGTCGAAGAAAACGACCTCGTTAAGCTGATTCACGAAAGCGCAATCGGTAATGGGTATCGTGGAGACGCTTGGATTAAAACGCGTTATGGAACGCGGATTGACTATTCGGAACTTAAGAAGATGGGGTTTGACGAGCCGGCCGTTGCTATGGAGCCGATTATCGAGCACATTAGCGCGGATTGCGTATTTCCGGAAACATCTCGGGGCAACGTGAAGAATTTTAAGGCGGTCAACATTGCGTCAGTTGAGTACGTTATTGACGGAAAGACAGAGAAGCCTTATTTAAACGTAGAGCGACATATTCCCGGCTATATCATTTACGAGCGCTATCGTTTACTCGAGTTTGAGGGCGGCATCGATAATTCGTGGGGCTATCCCTTACAAACGTATATAATTGGCGATAAAGTGGCGACAGGGAAGGACGAGGACATCGTTGAAACAGGCGTTCCACATATGCTCGCTCACCATATTCCTTATAAATCGGTCGATGACGACTGGGAAGGAACGGGCGGGCTCGAATTATTGGAATCGTTGTTGGCTGCGCTAAACGATCGGCTCGTGCAAATCGATTATATTCTTTGGAAACATTCCGACCCAACGGCATACGGTCCGGATTTAGACAGCGGCACCGACGGAACTCAAGTTCGATTGGGTGGCGCTTATATTCCGGTTACAAAAGAGGACATTGCGCCCGGCTATATGGTATGGGACGGCCAGTTAACGTCGGCCTTCAAAGAACTCGAAGTATTAATTTCGCTAATCTTCCAAATCTCCGAAACGCCACAATGGTTATTCGGAACGGTGCTTGGCGAAAACTCAGGCGGAACAGGGACGTCACATACTGACTCAGCGTCAATTAAGGCGCGGTTCATGCCTATATTATCGAAGGTTAAGCGGATTAGGACGCATTACGATAAAGCAATTCGTGACGCATTATGGACGTGCCAGCTACTCGACATTGCTCACGGAGACTACGCGTTTGAAGCGGTTTATCCGAAAATCAACTGGAAAGACGGAATTCCAAGTAACCCGTTAGAAGAAGCGCAGATTATGCAAATCCGTACCGTCAACAAGCCGACTATTGACGTTAAGAGTGCGATTAAGCGCCTAGATGATGTAGACGACGAAAAATCTCGAGAGATTCTTGATCGAATGAACGAGGATGAGAAGCGCATAATGGGAACGGTTGACGCTTCTATATTTAACAAAACCTCCGGCGGCGTAGGTGGAGCAAATGGCGGAGCATAATTACGACAAACAAGTCGAAGAACTAGCGCGATATTTTAAGCAGGCGGTCGAGCGGATTAAGTCCGAACTCGACCGATTTGATTTAACGGACTTTTCGCGGGCCAATCAGTTGGCGACGCTGAAGTCAATCGCAGACATACTTAAGGGCCTGAACGAAGAATCGGCGCAATGGGTTGCCGATAATATTCCGATGGCGGTGCGAGCTGGCGTGGCTGACGCAATTGTGGCGCTAGGCGTTGTTAGTACGACTGCCGAAGCGATGCAAATCGTAAAGTTTAATCGCGTCAATAAAGAATTAGTCGCGGCGGCCATTGCCGACACTCAAGCGGACTTGCTTGCAGTAACTCAAAACGTTGAGCGGCGAGTAAAGGCGACAGTTCGCCAGGTAGTCGGAGAAGCAATGCGACAAAACTTAGCGCAAGGAATTAATGGGCGCCGGACCATGAATGCGGATATAACTGCGGGGCTTCGCGGAAAGCTTGGCGATTCGCTTAATACCGGAATTATTGACGCAGCCGGCCGAAGATGGAAGCCGGAAGTTTATGTCGACATGGTTTCGCGCACTAAAATGATGCGGATGACGATGGACGCGACGATAAATGAGGCGGTTGATCGCGAGGCTTACTATGGACAAATTTCTTCGCATGGGGCAAAAGATGCCTGCCGTAATTGGGAAGGCAGAATCGTGAAGTTGGTTGCGGATGCGCCCGGAGATTATCCGTATATTGGCGATTTGCCAGGACGTGAAATATTTCATCCGAGATGCAGGCACACGGTTAGTCCGGTCAGGCGTCCGGATAGATACGAATAAAGGAGGGACGTTATGGCTTTTATAGATTCGCGGATGGTCAACGGACCTGACGGAAAAAGTGTAAAGGATAGTATTGACGGGCTGACGACGTCTATGGCAGAAAGTGCGACAAAACAAACAGATTTATTGTTAAAGGGTAGAAATTTAGTTCAAAATAGCGATTTTGAATCATTACCGTATATTTCATCAAGAAGTTCTATCTATGCATTTACGGCAGGAATTACTTCTCCACAATATAACGGTAAAAAATCTTTGAAAATTGCCGTTACTAATTATGAAGGTTCTGCTGATGCCAATAAGGATTTTGCGATTTTATTAGCAGAAACTGTGACGAGTGCGGAAACATTAACCGTATCGTTTTGGGCTTATCCTTCTGTTTCAAATAAAACGATTCAAATACGTATGGCATTTACCGGTTCTGGTATATCCATCAATTTAGGTCAGGCGAACCAGTGGAATAAAATTAGTTTCACGCTAAGTCTTTCTGATATGACGAAACAGAATAATTACTTATATTTTAATTTCAATTCGTCTTTTAATCTTTATATGAGTGATTTACAGATAAGCAATAAAACGGTAACGGTTAAGGATGTTCCAAACAGCTTTAATCAAGTAAATGACGTATTAGTGGAAAGTGCATCTCAAATCCACAATTCAAGAGGTGCCATTGAGCGAATGATTGATAACGCTCAAACTTACTTGGATAATATTTCAACTATTGTATACGGAAATAGTTATACAGCCTATGACAACGCACAAACGCTAGTAGGTGGAAAGAACCAAATTGACTGTAGCTCGTTTGCTAACCTAATGATCCACGGTGTTCCTTACAATCGTTCAAAATACTATGCAGGGAATACACAAAATACAGGTTCAAACTTATTCTTCCAAAACATTGATCCTGTTAAATGGCGTTACGCAAACAACATCGCTAAGTATGCTTTTGAAAGAGGATATTCATTTAAACCTAATGCAGATTTCTCGAACTTAGAAGCAGGAGATGTTTTATTTTTCAGTTGGACGAATGGGGTTAGTGGTGACTTATCAGCGGATGCAAGGGCAAACGCTTTTATGACAATTGACCATGTTGGGGTGTTTCTGCATAAGAAAAACGAGGGTATATATTCAACGTTGCAGTTTGATAACGGGATTTCAACGGTTTACTATGATGCTTCACCAACATATATGAGCCAATGCGTATTAGCAGCTCGCTTCCCTCTTGCAAATGTAGAAAGTATGTACAATGATAACAACCTGATTTTAGATGGTGACACTCCTAAAAGCATTACAACAGGTTCAACTATCGGAACTTATAAACTAAGTGAACCGTTAGAAAAAGGTAAGTATTATACAATATTCCTTGATGGTAACGTATTAACGGACGGTGGTTATTTCGTTGTACAAACAAACTCTTACACTACAGTATTTTCAGATAGCGGAAAAGTAGGACAGTATAGCGGAATTGTAAAAATACACTTCCCATATTTACTGGACGAAGTAACAAATGTCATTCGAATTGGTATAGGCGCTGGTGCTGGTGCTCCTACTGACAGAACAGGAAATGTAAACTGGTGTTCGTTATATAAGGGATATGCTCGGAGCAAAAAGCAGTACATTAAAAACACTACTAGTTCAGAGATTAAGGACTTCACTTTAGATCCTACTTTAGTTTCTGATGTAAACAGTGGTTACGCTCCTTACTACAAATATAAAATACTAGGTAATCAAATGGCTGTTAATTTCAACGTACCATTGAATACTCTTAGGACAGGAAATCTTGTTCTTGGAAGCATTCCGGCGAATACAGTTATTAACACGCAAAGAATTCCTTGTAACATGGTAGGTAGCACGAACCAAGCTATTAACGGTATCTTACAGGTTTCTTTTAATGGAACCGTGACAATCATTCCTTATGACGGCACTGTACAGTGGAAAATGCCAATGGCAAATGGAGTTATATTCAGAGATTAGTATCGTACTTGGAGACTTGTACGACGTAACAGACATCGAAATTTAGCGGTGTCTTTTTTCATGTCCGAACGTTTAAGACGTAAAACTGCAACGGCTGAAACAAAACTACAGGCTACTCGGCCTATAAACGTGGAGGTACGAAATGAGCGAAGAATTAAATAACGAAGTAGTGAACGAAGCCGAAACGGTGGAGGCACCGGAAAATAAACCCGAAAAGACGTTCACGCAGGATGAAGTAAATAAGCTGTTAGCGGATCGAGTGGCACGCGCCAACAAGAAACTCGAGAAATTTGCGGACTATGACGATTTGCAAGCGAAATTATCTGCATTTGAAAAGGCGGAGAAAGAACGCAAAGAGGCAGAAATGACGGAGCTGGAGCGCTATCAAGCGCAATTATCCGAGAAAGACGGCCATGCGCAGTCACTTACGAAACAACTCGAAGAGCTTCAGACGCAAATGCAGCAAGAAAAAATCGTAAACGCATTTATTAAGGCGGCACCAGGCGTAAATATCCCGTCGGATAGACTCGACGCTGCTTTGAAGTTAATCGATACTTCCGCGGTAAGTATTGAAGACGGAAAAGTTGTCGGACTAGAAGACGCGATGAATGCGCTTGTTGAACAATACGGCTTTTTAGCCGAAACCAAGAAACCGCAAAAGCCAATCGGTGAGCCTTCTAATTCTCCGAAAGATACGACAGATAAGACAAACGAGCAGTTATTGAAAGAGGCAGCCAACAAGGTGAAACGTACACAAACAATAGAAGCAAAAGTCGCATATGCGGCACTAAAAGCGAAATTAGGACTTTAAAGTAGGCGACCTTCCCGGTCGTCTTTTTTAATTTAAAAATTTTAAAATATTGGGGGAAACGAAATAATGGTAAAAATTTATAACGCTGATTTAATCGGCAAAAAACAGTCAGTAGCTGATGAACTTCTTTTATTGAATCAACACCAAACTCCACTTTTAAACATGCTAGGATTTGCTGAAGCAGTAACGCAAACTAACCATAACTGGTATGAAGATGAAATGATCGCTGACGAAACAAAAGTAAACGGAGCTAAATTAAACACTGATACTTCTATCGTAGTTGTTGACGGTTCAATCTTCCGTGCTAACGACGTAATCAAAATCGGCGATGAGTTATTGAAAGTTACTGCCGTTTCAACTAACACGCTTACTGTAGTTCGTGGGTACGCTTCAACTACTGCGGCTGCTGTCGCTGACCAAGCGAAGGTTGAATTCCAATTCTCAGAAGGCGTTGAAGGTGCTGACGCTCGTGCTGCACGTTACAAAGCGCGCGCTCAAAAGTCTAACAAGACTCAAATCTTCGACGACACTATCCAACTTTCCGGAACTGCTGAAGCGGTTACTCAATACGGAATCGGCGATCTTTACGAGTACGAAAAACAAAAGAAGCAGCTTGAACTTGCGCTTCAGTTAGAAAAGGCATTAATCAACGGAGTTGCATATGAAAACGGAAACGTTCGTCAAATGAACGGCGTACGCTCTTTCATTCAGTCTAACGTAACTGACGCTGCTGCTGCGGCTGTTAGCGGAACATTGCTTAACGACTCTTTACAAGCAATCTACGAAAAAGGCGGATTCGCTTCCGGTGGAAACTACAAGATCCTAGTTCCTGCGAAGCAAAAACGTGCAATTTCTGCGTTCGATAACAACAAACTATTTATCACTCAAGCAGAAAATACTCGTGGCCAAGTAGTTGACCACTTCGTATCTGACTTCGGTCAATTCGAAATCTCTCTTAACAACAACCTTGCAGCTAACGAGTTAATGATCGTTGACACTAACCGTATGGCTATCCGTCCACTAGTGACTCGTGAATTTTTCCACCGCTATATGGGTCAACAAGGCGATTATGTTACTGGAACTCTTGTCGGTGAGTACACTCTTGAATTCAAGCAAGAAAAAGCTCACGCTCGCATTAAAAACTTAGCTTAATAGATTCAAAATTTTCGCCCGTAGTCGTCCGATTGCGGGCCTTCTTTATTGAGGTGATAACGTGGCAAAGTTTACGTCAAGATTTGCGGAGCTGGGCTTCTACTGTTGCGATGAGTTTCATCGATTCCACAACGGGGAATTCAGCACCGATAAAGATTGCGAAATTAAGGTACTCGAAACATTGGCGGACGTGGTCCGTGTAGACGAACCAAAATCGGAGGAAGCGCCGAAAAAAGCGCCCGCAAAGAAATCCTCCGGTAAATAACGGAGGTGGACTGAATGGCGGTTAATATTTTTGACGCAGATGCTTATATCGAATCGAACGTAATCGTAATTGACGATTGGACCGACAGCGATGATACGAAAAAACAACGGTTGTTAAATGTCGCTTCATCAACGCTTGCTCGCGTCTACCCTCAATATACGATTCCGGACAATGCGGTGTATGAATACGCGGCAGTATTGGCGGTTGCTTATAACGATACAAATGTGCAGAAACAAAACGGAGTCAAATCGTTCACAGTGGCGGGCATCCAGTTTTCGTTTGACGGCGGAAAAGAATCGATCGAGTCGATGGTTCCGGCAACGGCGCGCCATTTAATTGGTCAGGAAAACGGTGTCGACATCGGCGGAACTGGTGGCAAGCGCGTGAAATGGACGGTGTTGTAGATGGCGATTTTGCCGATGAAGCAAACCGTTACACGCATTCGCAAGTCCGGCAACGAATGGGACGGCACGGATTCCGAAGAAAGAGTCGTTTTAAAATGCGCCATCACGGAGGGCACTCGCTTAGTCCGATCAACATCAGGCACGACCGGAGCTCAAAGCGTCAGCTCGACCGAAGTCGTTTCAACTGCGCAGATTTATTTCGATAAACTTGCCGATGTACAGCTTACCGACGAGTTCGAATATACGAACGAATTAGGTATAACCCGTAAATATCCGCCATTAACGATTGAGGTCAAGCGGTTAAACGGTAAGCCAATTCTGACGGTGGTGAGCGTATAGTGGCACAGGATTTCGAACTAGATACATCGCGGTTAGAGGCGCTTATCCGACGATCTCCTGAAGCGGCTGCTCGAGGGGCTCGGCGCGGATTGCACGACTCACTCGACGATTGGGTTCTTCAGTCGCGAAACATTGCGCCGATAGACAAAGGAACGTTAAGACGAGGTATTAAATCGGAAGGCGTTACCGGTCAAGGCACGAATTTGGTCGGCGAGATTTCTTCCGTCGCAAAAGAGCGCAATTTTAATTACGCCTATTATATTCACGAATTGGATGCCGGTGGCAAGAACGTCGGTGGCGAAAAGAAATACCTCGACAAGTCAGGCGAACAAAACAAAGACAAATGGATGCGCTGGGTTGAAGAGGAAATACGCACGCAACTAGAACGCGAAGGATGGTGACGGTAAATGTCCGTGGTTAACGAATTAAATTCAATCTATGATTTTTTGAAGGCTGCGTATCCAACTGCGGCACTCGAACGACAGGACGTTCCGGAATCTCCTAAGGCGAACTCGTTCGTGGTGCGATTGCAATACAACGATACCCAGACGGAGACTCGATATTCATACCGAAATAGTCGCGAGTTTCAACTCATTTATTTCGGCAAGAGTTCGATGGATGTTTTATCGAAGGTTGACGAGTTAAGTCGCCTGTTTAATAATGGGCAATTCGCAATTCCCATTCGAGACTCTTTGCGCTACATACGCGTGAAGGGCTTTTCATTTACGACGCCTTTTAAGTCAGCGAGCGGAGTTAATGCGGTTATTGCCGTTATGCAAACGGAGACGCGCGAAGCTCGGGATCTTGAGGCTTACGAAAAAGTTGCTTCCCTTTCTGTTTATACCTACACGGATCAAACAGCGGGAACATGGAACACGATTGATGGCTCAGATACATCGACGTCATACGATGGCTTTACGTTCGATGATATCGAGTCCGGAAAAACAATTATCGGTAAGGAGTGAAACAAATGGCAGGAGGTTCTTGGGATGCTACGTCATTGCCAATTCGTCCAGGTTTATACGCCAATTTCGTAGAGAGTGCGATTGCACAAATCAGCGGGGGCGACCGTGGTACAGTGGCGATTCCTTTAAAAACATACAGCGGTACAGCCGTTGCTAAAAATTTCTACACAGTTACAAACGAATCAGATGCGGGGGTATTATTCGGATCAGCAAATATTCAAGCGATTAAATTCTCCCTTCAAGCCGGCGCAAAAGAGGTGCTTGTTTATACGTTGCCGGCATCGCCAGTATCGCAAGACTATGCAGATATGAGACTCGCTTTCGATACTCGCCCATTCAATGTATTCGCTTATGCGGAAGAAGTGGCGGGAACTGAGCAAGACGCGGCCCTTACATGGGTTAAAGCGAACAAAGACGAAGGTAAACACTTCATGGTTGTATTCGGATGTGCTGATGCTGCGGACGATGACGATCCTGCAGATGGAGATGCTCGTTCAATCCGTCTCCTTGACGAGTATGCCGTTAACTTAATCACTGGTGTTACTATCGACGGAGTTACTTATAGCTCTGCGGAATATTCTTCATACATTGCCGGACTTATCGCGGGCACACCGATTAATCAGAGCATTACTTATCGCGTGGCTCCGGTCGATGACGTAACTAAGCGCTTGACCAATTCGCAAATCAAAACTTCACTTTCGAAAGGATCGCTTGTTCTTACGAACGATGGCGAAAAGGTCAAAGTGGAACAAGGTTTGAACACTGCGATTAAGAAGATTCGCGCAACTCGCGCTCGCCAAGCGGTATTAACTGATGTAACGAAGACTGCTAACGATAGCTATATCGGACGCATCGATAACAATGCAGACGGCCAGGCAGCGTTAATCAGCGCAGTTAAAACGTACCTCGAAACGCTAGAGCAATCGAACGTTTTAACGGACATTGTTGTTGGCTTAGATAAGCAATTCCAATCCGTTGGTGATTCCGTATACCTTGCAATTTCGTTTACGGAAATCGATTCAATGGAACGCATTTTCTTAACAATTAACGTTTAATAAGGGGCGGTGAAATAGATGGCATTAGATGCAACTCGCACAATTAACGGAAGCTATGGCGAAGTTTGGCGCGACGGTGTGTGGCAGACAAATATTACAAATTTCGAAGCAACTGTCGATATCGACAAAGAAGAAATCAAGCGGTCCGGCACGCGCTGGGTCGGCCATAAACAAATGACACTAAAAGGTAGCGGGACAATGACCGGGTATAAAATTACTTCCGATTTTATTCAGCTCATCGGTAGTGTCGCAAGTGATAGAGGAAAACCATACGTAACATCTCTTATTTCAAAACTTGATGACCCTGAAGCATGGGGCGCAGAACGAATAATGTTTAAAGGCGTTCAGTTCGACCAAATTCCGTTAAGTAAATTCGAAGTCGGCTCAATTGTTGAGGAAGCACTTCCGTTTACTTTTAGCGGCTATGATCTATTAGACAAAATCAAAATGTAATACGTGGGCGGGCGATTTGCTCGCCTTTTTAAATTCGAAAATAACCTGGGAGGTTAACATATATGTCGCAAGATGCATTATCAGCGTTATTGGGCGCGGAGTTAAAAGTGGAGAAGGCGGTGCCGATTAAACGATTAGGCGTTGACTTAATCGTTAAATCAATCGATGTTAAGACATTCGGAAAAATCACGGAGCAAGCGACTCATTATGTCGGCAAAGGCGCGAAACGTGAATCCCAAATAGATGAACAAAAGATGAACGCTCTATTAATTGCGGCTGCAAGTGCGAATCTTAATTTCGGTGATGTTAAGTTGTTAGAGAAATACGAAGCATCAGACGCGGCGGACTGCGTACAAAAGGCGTTACTTGCTGGGGAGCTCGCAAAGTTAACGCAAGCAATCATGGAAGTTTCCGGATTTGACAACTTCGAGGATCAAGTCGATAAGGCAAAAAACTAATCAAGGCGGGAGGAGAAGCGGCTCTTTTACATGCCATATTCGCTCGACATGGAATCCCGCCAGATGAAGTATTCGCGAAAGAGCAACGTCATCGAGCGTTTATGTACGCCTCTATGGAGTTGGTTTTCGAGGAAGAGGAGAAAGAACGGAGGAAAGGAGGAAACTAGATGGCTTTTGATTTAACGGCAAGGCTCCGGCTCAATTCTGCACAATTTACAAGTGGGATGCGCAATGCTCAACGAAGTATGTCCGGAATGCGGTCTGGGGTCAGCGAAGTCGCCAAACATATCGGTTTGCTTGTAGGAGCTGCTGGCGCGGTTGGCGTAGCATTTTCATCCGTAAATAAAGCGATGGACTTTGAGTCGCAAATGAGTACTATTCAAGCCTTAACCGGAGCAACAAACGCTCAAATGAAGCAAATGACTCAACTGGCGTTAGATATGGGCGCTAAGACGAAATACTCAGCGCTAGAAGCCGGAAAAGGTATCGAGGAACTACTCAAGGCGGGTTTAACTCCGGCAACAGTCAAAGCAGGCGGACTTGAGTCAGCGCTAAATCTTGCGACAGCGGGCGGACTTGATCTCGCTGAGGCGGCCGAAATTATGTCGACGGCACTTAATTCGTTTAAAGCCGACGGAATGAAGGCGGCAGATGCGGCGAACATACTTGCAGGAACGGCGAATGCATCAGCTACGGATGTTCACGATTTACGTTATTCTTTATCGGCTGTGTCCGCAGTTGCAGCCGGATTAGGGCTATCGTTTAGGGATACTAACTCGGCGCTAGGTGTATTTGCAAACAACGGACTCAAAGGCTCGGATGCCGGTACGTCATTAAAGACGATGTTATCGAATCTAATTCCGAAGTCAGACGCAGCAAGTGGGACGATGAGGGATCTCGGAATTACGACTAAAGAAGGCGGAAATGCTTTCTTCGACGCAAAAGGTAAGGTTAAGTCTATGGCAGATATTGCGGGTGTACTTCATAAAGCATTAAAAGAACTAAACCCGATGCAGAGACAACAAGCCCTTTATACGATGTTTGGTTCGGACGCTATCCGAGGAGCCACCATTTTATATAAAGAAGGTGCTAAAGGCGTCAACGAATTTAATAAGGAAATGTCGAAAGTAACTGCGCTAGAAGTTGCGAGAGAGAAAATGAATAACGCATCCGGAGCCGTTGAAATATTTAAAGGCGCATTAGAAACGTTCCAGATCCAAGTCATGACGCCATTACTGCCGGTGATTAAAGATGCTGCGTTATCGTTTGCCGATTGGATGGATAATATTAAACCGGAGCAGGTTCAGGCGTGGGGCAATAGCATTAAAGACGCAGGTCAAAAGGTGTTAAACTTAGCGAAATTTATCCACGACAACTGGGTGCCCATTCGCGAAACGGTAATTGGAATCACCGCTGCAATTGTATCGTTTAAATTTGCAATGGCTGCCTTAACGATAATCGCAACGATAACTAAACTTATTCAAGCGTATCGAGCAGGAGTTTTACTTGCTACAATTGCGCAAACGAGCTTTGACGTAGCACTACTCGCAAACCCTATCGGACTTATAATTGTGGCCGTTGCGGCATTAATCGGTATTATTGTAGTGCTTGTTCGAAATTGGGATGCGGTAAAGAAGAAAACGGTTGAAGTATGGAACACAATAAAAAATAACCCTATCGCATGGCTAGTCGCCGGCCCAATTATGGCGTTAATTACGGCGGGTGTCTCTTTATATAAAAATTGGGATACCGTTAAAATGAAGATGGGTCAAGTGTGGGACAGCATCAAATCCGGCGCAGCATCCGCCGTTAATGCCGTTGTCAGCGGAATAAACGCCATGATTGGAGTTATTAATAAAATCCCAGGTGTAAACGTTCCGATTGTTCCGAAAGTTTATTGGGGCAATATGAAGAATGATGCCGGAAGCGAAGGAGTAGGCGGAACCGGAGCGGTAAGCGGTGCATACTTAAACGCCAGAAGTAGCCGTGTCAGTACAACTAATGCGAGCAACAGCGAACCAGTTTTCGGAAGACATGCAAGCGGTCTTTCAAACGTTCCTTACAACGGATATATGGCGCGACTCCACAAAGGCGAACGTATCCTTACTCCGGAAGAGAATCAAGCGTACAACGGAAAAGGCGGAAACGCCTATCAAATACACGTTAATGTTCACGGTCAGTTGACGGACAAACGCACGATCGACACGTTACTTGACGCAATGGTAACGAAAATTCAAGCAGCGGGAGGTGCTGGCGCATAATGGCAATTCAGTTTTGGCTTATATCCGGAAAAATAAAGCTTCGCCTTCCCGTCAATCCCGAATCTTATGCGTACACCTCTCCGTTCGGCTATGTCGAAACTGAAGTCGAAGGGCTTGGCGAGGTTACAAACATCGGATATCGCGGTCAAAAGGAGTTTTCGATCAGCACGTTTTGGCCGAAGACCTATAACGCGACATACTGCGGTTACTCTAGCTTTAGATCTCCGGATACATTCGTCTATTACATCGAAAAATGGCGTAGTGCTCGAGCGCCAATCCGACTTGTTGTGACGGGAGTTAAGGGCGCAAACACGCTCGTAACCATTCGCGATTTTGAAGTCGAGGCAGAACGGGCGGGGGCGCCAGGCGACGTTTATTTTACGCTTAATTTAAAAGAGTACCGACAGGCAACCGTTAAGGTCGTTGACACTTCGAAGCCTAAGTCGAGTAAGAATAAGAAGTCGCGCCCACCATTGCCCACGCCAACATCGAAAAAGACATACACCGTTAAGAAGGACGATAGTCTTTTCAAGATTGCTAAACGTAATGACATTTATGGTAACGGTAATAAGTGGCGCAAAATTTACGACGCCAACAAAAAGACCATCGGTAAGAATCCTAATAAACTGAAGGTCGGCATGAAGTTGGTGATTCCGAAGTGAGCATTTCGGTTTCTTACTACGTTGGGAAGAAGGTATATTACTTAACGCCATTTGTCACCGGAATCACTTGGTCCGGCGACATAACGGAGGCCAGCCGGTCATGTGAAATCTCGCTTAATAATACGAAGAATGGCACCACTCAGGCGATTAAGATCGAATTGGGGCGGTCAATCCGTTTGAGGGTGGACGGTGATGAGGTTTTTCGCGGAGTTGTATTCGGGACCGAATTCAGCAGTGACGGATCCTTAAGGATAACCGTTCGTGACTACAATCATTACTTAACGAAAAATACCGATTCACAAAAGTTCGTTAAGATGAAGGCGAGCGAAATCGTTAAATCAATATGCAAAAAATACGGAATCGACTACGGAAACATAGACGACACTGGCTACGTCATACCTAAATTAATATTGCGCGACAAAACTATATACGACATGATCGTAATTGCCTTGACGGAAACTCGACAGAAGACCGGCAAGGTTTTTTTATTGACCAACGAAAAAGGAAAACTCGTTCTGCGTGAGCGTAGGAAGCAAGTTAAGCGCCTGCTCATTTCGGACGGCTCGAACATCCTGGGCGCAAGCATGACGACATCCATCGAGGACTTGCGAAACTCGGTCCGTTATACCGGCAAGAGTGGCCCCGATGCGAAAGGTGTTACGGTAAGTGACTCCGACTCAGTTAAGAAATACGGACTTATGCGGGAAAAGCAGGATGATAGCGAAAAGACGGACGCTAAGTTAAAGCCGATTGCCACGGCGCTGCTAAAAGAGCTCAACAAAGTGGCGACCGAATCAAACGTCGACGTAATCGGACATAAGGACATTTTTGCGGGAACTATGGTTCAAGTTACCGAGAAAATGACGGGGCTCAGCGGAGGATTTTACGTCGTTACCGACTCGCATAATTTCGAGCCAAGCGGAGGGCATACGATGTCGCTGGGCATTTCTAAAACGCTTGAGCTTAACGAAATTAATTATGAGCCGCCGGAAGATCCGAAGAAAAAATCAACTAAGTCGACTAAATCGTCGTCGTCCTCATCATCGCATTCTTCGTCTAAAGCAAGCGATAAAGCACATAAAGTGGTCGATCTTGCGCGGAGCTACAAAGGAAAGCTTCGATATGTATTCGGTAGCAAGAACATACCGAACGGGACCGGCGACTGCTCCGGATTTACCTGGTTCATCTACGAGCATGCTGCCGGAATCAACCTTGGCCACGGCACAACAACGCAAGTTACGAAAGGTGATCGGATTTCGAGCGATGACGCTACGATTGGCGACCTAATATTCTTCCAAGGCACGTACCGTCCGGGAGTTTCGCACGTCGGCATCGTAACGCGAAAAGGCTATTTCGTCAACCTTCAAAACGACGGATGCAAGGAAGAAAGCTACACGAGCGGATATTGGGCGAATCATTTCATGCAGATAAGGCGGGTGGTATAGGTGGATAAACGGATTAATATCGAAGGCTCAGCGGCATCGCGCATGGTCCAGTTAATGCGAAAGCACGGCTACAATCGCGACATGTCTATCGAACTAGCAACGGTTGTCACGCCACTGCCTGACTTATCTGTAACGCTCGGCTCGGACGGACTGGTGCTCGAACGTGAGGACTTAGTTGTCGCGGGCATTATCGCCACTTATTCGCTGAGTGCGGGCGACCATGTAATCGTAATCGGCGATGATAACTCGCAATTTTACTACGTAATAGATAAGGCGGTGGAATGATGGCACTCACACCGGAAAATATAGACGAAACAATTGACCCGGAAGAAAGGGTCGATGAAGAGCTCGCGCCCTCGAAAACTTGGGCGATTGATTTCGAAAACGGCACGATCGGCGGATTTATTGACGACAATGACGCGATTAAACAATTCGCGCTAAAATCGCTCATAACAGAGCGAAGCAAATACGCCATCTATACCGATGAATATGGAACGGAGTTGATGGATTTAATTGGCGATGATGTGACGGCCGACCTATTAGATTCGGAGATTCCGAGAATGGTCGAAGATACGTTAGTTTATGACGATCGCATCGACAGCCTTTCGAACCTTAATATAACGCGAGCAGGCGACAAATTATACATTTCATTTCAAATCGTAACGGCAACGGGCGATGAGATAACAACGGAGGAGGTGGAGATTAATGGCGTATGAGGATAAAACACCCGACTTAATACACGGTTCAATGCTTGAAAACGTGGACCCAGCGATTGACCAACGTGAAGGCTCGGTCGTACACGATTTAACCATGCCGGCAGCCATTGAAATTGCCAACGCATATATCGAATTGGATGCGGTGCTTGCGCTGGGATTCGCAGAAACGTCCGAAGGTGAATACCTCGATATGAGAGCGAGCGAGCACGGCGTTACTCGTAAAGAAGCGCTAAAGGCACAAGGATCCGTTACTTTGACCGGACCTGCCTTAACGGTAGTACCTCAAGGAACGCGACTACAGACTGCGTCCGAGATTTTCTTTGTAACGCTTGCGGACGTAACACTTACGACTGGAACTGCTACAGTTAGCGCAGAAGCAGAAGAGGCAGGTCTTACCGGAAACGTAGCAATCGGAACTATCACAGCACTCGCACCTGGCGATTTATACGGAATCGTTACGGTAACAAATCCGGCAGTATTTGACGGAGGCGCGGACATAGAAGATGATGCTTCGTTATTGGCGCGATTACTAGACCGTGTGCGAAAGCCGGCAACATCAGGCAACGCGGCTCACTACAAACAATGGGCGCTAGAGGTGGCCGGAATTGGTGATGCGAAAGTTTATCCGGTATGGAATGGCGGTGGTACCGTTAAAGTTGTTCTAGTTGATACGGAAAAGACAGCGCCGGCTCCTTCGGTCGTTACTGCTACGGCGGCCTACATCGAAACACAGCGACCTATCGGCGTGGCTGTAACAGTGGTCGGCGCGACTGAACTAGCGATTAACGTGTCGGCAACTTTAACGCTTGAATCTGGCGCTGATATTACGGATGTGCAGACGCAGTTTACAACGGCACTTACGGATTATCTGAAGTCCGTTGCGTTCACTGGCGAGCAAATCCGGTATACACGAATCGCGAACCTACTTATCGATGTGTCGACGGTTGTGGACTACGCAGGCCTAACTGTTAACGGAGGAACGGCGAATATCCTGCCAACCGATGAGCAGGTCGGAGTGGTCGGGAGTGTGACGTTAAGTTGATGACTCGCGACATAAATCAAGCGATGTACGATTATATACCGGGATATTACGAAGATATCCGAGAAGCGCGCGCTATTATCGATTCGGACTCCGATGCAATATCCGAGCTAAACGTCACTGCTGACGATGTGCTCGATCAGATGTACGTTGATAAGGCGACTTGGGGGCTCGAAATATGGGAGCGCTTTGTCGGACTGCCGAATTCAGCGAATTATACCGTGTGGGATACGATGTCGCGTCAGAGTGTCATATTTAATGCACTCGAATTTAAAACGTGGAACTTAATCGAGAAGTCGTATACGGCGAGTTTGGACGAACGGCGGTCAGCGGTTAAGGCGCGACTAAGGGGAACGGGCACAGTTACGAAAGACCTTCTCAAGACCGTTTGCGCAGCCTACACGGGCGGAACCGTGGACATTGTCGAAAAGACGAGCGAGTTTAAAGTTCAAATCGTATTTACCGACCTTGCGGGAGTGCCTGCGAACATGGATGCGCTTGAGGCGGTTCTGCGCGACATTATGCCAGCGCACCTGGAAATCGAGTATGTATATCGATACTTACGTTGGAACGAGTTAGACGGCTATACGTGGTCGTGGGATACGCTAGACGGCAAGTCGTATACATGGGACGAATTGAGCACGGCGATTCAATAGGAGGTGTAATTTAATTGTCGACAAATAAAACGACTTTTTTGAATTTAAACGACTGGGTTGGAACGGACCAATTCAGGCGCGATGAAATGAACGATAACTTTCGCAAGCTAGACGCAAAGGCGAAAGAGCACGAAGATACAATCGGAAGCCTGTCGAAATCGGCGAGCGAGTACGAGTGGACGTCGAATGCCGGCCAGTTGACTTATGTAATGCCAGCCGGCCAGACATACGACACAACTTCGAAATGGTTCTGGCTGACAGTAGGAGGTGCTCCGGTGCCACTCAGCCAAATCCAAATGGATAGTCCGTCGCAGTTTACGTTGTTGGTCGATTCGTCTAAGATTCCCGATGGCGTGAAAGTATGGGCGAGTTGGGTTGAGCCGTTTGTGCCGGCTACTGCGGGGCATCATACGAAGCATGAGCTCGGAGGGGCAGACGAGTTAGACATTACTAAACTTAAAAACTTCCAAGAAAAAGTTGCGACGCCATTGGCGAATAAGGTAACGTCAACAAACGTCAAAGAAATTAGGGATAACGCAAATGTTTTCGAGTATTCGCTCGATGGCACAACGTGGAAACAGGTGCAGGGCGGCGGGTCGTCTTCGATGAACGAGGTCTTGATTAATGATTACGGAGCTGATGCAACAGGGGTAGCTGATTCATTCGCGGCTTTTAATACTGCGCTAGCAAAAGGAAAGCCAGTAAGCGCCCTTCCTGGAACATATAAAGTGAGTGGAACGCTTGTTATCCCACGCAAAGGGACATTAATATTAAATGCCGGCGTAACCATTAAACCTAGTGGAAACTTTAACGTTATCCAAATTAAGCCTAATTGTAATATATACGGAAATGGTGCAACAATTGATGTAAGTGGAGTAAGTGGATTTTCTATGGCTGGATTATATGCAAGCGGTCAAGATCGCTTCTCTGTAGCCGGCGAACTTACTACTGTAGACGGATTGAATATTAACGGAAAAGACCATGAAGGTGATTCTGGAACAATTTTATCCACGAATTACACCGGAAAAGGGATTCATTTTTACAGTGGTAATAACTGGGCAGGCGGTTATCAAGGGCAAGCGTATGTTGCTTATGTCCAAGTATCTAATATTAATATTAGTAACTTTTATAGAGGTATTTGGCTTGAAAGAGAACAGACTCCAGTGCAAGGAAATCCTTGGATTACTTCTTGTACATTTGACCAAATTAACATGTATGCTGCAATGAGGTCCATTGACATTACAACAAACGATTCATTTTACAATGGCGGCCATTCGTTTTCAAACCTTCAATTGCAAGCAAATAGTTACTCAGAGCGATATATTTATAGTGACGGTTCGAACAACGTATTTCAGGGCGAATTTTGGGATCTTGAGGATTACTTCGAAGGTCGAGGAGTTGCTCCATTTGAATTTAGCGCAACAGCGCACGAAAACACTATAAACGGCACTCAGTTTTTTCAGTATGATAAACATGTAATTGATAAAAATACAAGCGGAGCAACCGGCGGGAACCCGATGAGACCAAACCGTTTCAACAGCTTAATAAATCCCGTTAATATTATTCCGCCAGTGCTCACCAACAACGTGCGAAACATTATCGGAGATCAAGACGATATATTAGCGGGAGCATCTAAGGCGTACACGGTGACGAAAACATCCGCTCATACGATTGCAGCAGGAACTTTAGACAGTCCGTTTCAACCAAACAAAGGGAGCTATCTAAGTTTAAGCGGAGTAGATGAAAATAACAACTGTACCCTTGAAATTGACATGAGCGCTTCCCCTGTTGCGGAAATTGACATGATCGGATTCATCTTCCGATTAGATCCGAACAACTACATTCCGAAATACGTTAAGGTCGAAGCGGTTTCTTCAAGCGGCGGTGCTTATTCGCAAATTGCGCTTATTACCAACAATACGCAACCGTTTTGGTATGCGAGCACATACGTCGGAACGTGCTATAAGCTAAGATTTACCTTCGGCAGTTCTAACACTGTTAATGCAAGCAGATTTATACGTATCTATCGGATTTTTGCTACTTCTATATCCGCAAGCGCAGGAAAAGCGTGGTTAAACGCAGCAGAGGGCGGAAATCTTTATGGGGCATTAAATATGAACAAGAACAAAACGACAAACTTTGTTTTAGATTCCGGAGCAACAGCAAGCAGGCCGGCTAGTCCTGTTGTCGGTCAAGTGTTCTATGATACCACGCTCGGAAAGCCGATTTACTGCAAAGTCGGAGGCGCAAGCCCTACTTGGACAGATTCGGCAGGAACAACAGTCTAGCGAACTATTAAACGGAGGGCCCATCGCGGCCCTCTTTTTTATTACGGAAAGGAGCGGATCACATGCCGGATTTAACTCCGCGAGTAGGCATAAAGAAACCTCTCGGAAATGAAAACGTATCACGCGCATCATTCAACGAAAACTGGGACATTATCGACGCGAAGGTGGCCACGGTGGGCGGCGACGGAAAGGTTCCGGTCAGCCAATTGCCAACGGGCGTAGCCAACGGACTGGCAACGCTAGGCTCAGACGGAAAGGTGCCTGCGGGCCAGCTAAACGTAAGCTCGAGCGCCGATAAAATAGCGGTGGCGGACACGGGCAACTATTATGCGTCAGCTAACGCAGAGGGTGCGCTTCAGGAAGTCGGTCAGACGCTTAATGCGATGCGAGGGTCGCTAATCACGTCGGCTAATAACGTATTAGGTTCGTAGAAAGGACGGTGAAATAATGGCGACAAGAACAGATATAACGGTTGTCACTAGTGCATACGACACGAGCGGCAATGGCGGGCGGAAGTTAGTCCGACTATCGAACGGTTGGATAGTCGCTGCCTTAAAAACAGGGACCGGAATATATATTTATAAATCGACAGACAACGGATCAACGTGGACGAAGTTAGTTACAGAGTCAACAAACCCGGGAGATTTATCCGTTGTTGCTATCGGAAACTCAATAGGATTGCTTCGAGCGACTGCCGGCGCGATAAACTATTCAACCGTAGATATAGTTAATGACGTTGTTATAGGTTCATATGTTGCGGTCGACCCATCGTTAACGGCGGTCGGTAATGTATCCCTAGCCATAAACGACGCAGGCACCGAATTGCACGCAGCGTGGGCTTCGAAAAACAGCACGTATCCAAACTCGTACAACATCCGTTATGCAAAAGGAACGATTAGCGGGGATGGTTCGGTTAGTTGGGGCGCAGTTCAACAAATAAACACATGGAATGTAGCGGGCAAGTATGCGCAAAATCCATGCGTTATTGTAGTGAACGGCAAACCAGTTCTTTTTTATGAAGAGGCCGGAAGTGCTAACGGCAATACGATAACAGTTAAAACGTACAATGGGACGGATTTTAACACAGGATTAGCGCTGTATTCAAACGCAACTTACACTCAACAAAGCCCATCCGCTTTATTTGTCCCACAAGGCATCAACGGCTTGGCTAATGGGCGCGTGCACGTTTCGTGGCACGGCATGGACGCGACAGACACAACAAAAAACAACATTCGCCATTCTTATTCCGACGATGGCGGGGTTACGTGGTCAACGCCTGCTAAAGTCACAAGCGGTAACACATACGGGCAATCCTACCCGACATTAGCAGCATATAGAAACGGAAAAGTTTTTGTCTCGTGGCAAGGCCTTGACGCAGCTATCAGTACCGGCGTAGGTCAAATTAGACAGTCGGAATTTACAACCTCATGGAGCGCGCCAACATCATTGACGAATGTAACAACAGCGAACTGTTATTATCCGAATGCAATGGTTGATTTTAACATCAGCGCAACAGCGCCGTTATTTATTTACATGAACAATCAAAGTAATAAAATAGGCTTCTACGGTACCTGGACGGTAACAACCATATCCGTAACGCCAGGCACCATCGGCACCAAATCCGATAAATCAAACGTTCTGACGTACACCATCACGACTGACGGAACGATGGGCACGATTACGGAAAGTATTAACGGAATAGCCGTTAATACTCGAAACGTCGCAAGTGGTACGCAAGTCATTGCCGGATTAACGCAAGCGCAATGGGATGCGATTAAATACGGAAAATATAAGGATGCAACAGGCGGACTAAATACGTTAACCGTTTCGATGGGGCTCGACACATGGACGTATACCTTTGATAAGCGATTGGCGACGGGTGACGATGTATTGAGCGCAGTTAAGGCGGTGCAGGATTCGCAAACGGCATTTCTGCCGAGTGTTAAGGTGAAGTTAGGCGGTGCGATTCGCGGCAAGGGTGGAACGGTGAATGATACGGATTCATGGGAAACGATGGTTAGTGCGGTTAATTCATTTTTAGGAAATGGGTATACAGGTGGTAAGAGATGGGCAAGCGGAACATCTACGGGCGTTAACGGTACTTTAACAATAAGCGGTTTGGGTTTCACTCCGACGGTTGTTGTTGGAAAATCACCTACCGCATCAGTGACAAACTCAACAATAACGTATGCGAATAAGACCGTGTTAGGAACAACCGCAGATGCATCTATTTATACGGCCAATACTGCTAATGCCGAAACGATAACAGCAACGCCTAATAGTAGTGGGATTGTTTTAAATAGTGTATCCATATCGAGTAATACGTACAAATGGATAGCATTCGAATAAGGAGGGGTAAAATGAAAATTGGAAAAAAAGTTTTTTATGAAATCGTATCAGGTAACGTTATCTTAGACACTGGCGAACGTTCTGGCGCAGTCATCGCGACCACTATCGATCAAGACATCGCAGCCTTTAAGGCACTGTCCGACCGCAACCGTTCGACATTCGCTTATATCGAATTAGCATTCGGAGCATATACGCAAGATTTCGCACAATGCAACGGTTATCGGGTGAATCCGGCAACAAAGGCGATTGAGTTTTCGTATCCGGATCCGAATCAGCCGACTGCTCCTCCGGAATTTCAGAAGCCTTTGACGGAGCAAATGAGCGAATTAAAGTCGCAACTTGAATCGGCGCAGGAAGCAATCGATTTTTTAGCAATGGGAGGAATGTAGGGTGGCGGCTTATTTAGCGATGAGAATTGAAGCGGGAAAATTGGATTATTCAGCGGTGGTGGCAAAGTATCCGCAATTCAAGTCGGACATTGACGCAATCCTAGTTGCGGATGGAAAGCAAGACTTAATCGTCGAATAAGGAAGGAGGCGCAACAATGTCGGAACCAATCAGTAGGGATATTGCGGAACTGCGCGAATGGCTTGTGCGAATTGACACGAAGGTTGACTACCTAAACGACGTCAAACATACCGCTGAAGAAGCGGACGCAAAAGCGGACAAAGCGCTGGCACTTGCGGAAGAGAATCGCGAGGATATTCGCGACATGAAGGCTAATTCGAAATGGGTTTGGGGTACGATGATCGCCGTACTTGGTATTTTAGCAACGGTAGGCGTAGCGGTTTTCGGTTAAGTCAGTCGGCAACCGCAGCCCTGCGTTGGCTACGTTCAAAGTTGCGGCGCCGACCTTAATATAGATTGTACAACATTAAAACGGAGAAAGGAAGCGAAAAGTAATGGCGACTTGGAAAACGAATTATCTGCAAGTTAACCAGTTTTCACGCCCAGGGAGTAAGTTAATCGGAGTCAAAGGAATCGTAATGCATTGGACAGCAACACCGGGAGCATCAGACGATAGGGAAGTTCAATTTTTCGACGGAGCAGACGGAGGCGGCAGTCGCTATGCATCAGCGCACCTATTCGTTGATCGCGATTCTGCGACATTAGACATTCCGCTAAATGAGGTCGCCTATCACGCGAATGAGCATCCGTGCAGAATCGCAAAGCTCGCGGCATCTACTTGGTATTATACTAACGGAGGCGCAAACCTAACGAGCATCGGCGTTGAGATGTGCGTAGAACAGGACTCAACAATTCACGCGGAAACAATCGATAGAACCGTCCAAGTGGTGGCGGACTTATGCAAGCAATTCAAGCTCGACCCGAAAGCGGACATCTATCGCCATCACGATATTACCGGCAAAAACTGCCCGGCGCCTTGGGTGAGCGACCCATCTAAATTTGAGGACTTTAAGAAGCGTGTTGATGCCGTCGTTAATCCTCCGAAGCCTGCGGTAAAAGAGGCGGTAGATCGCCAACTACTCGAGGTGCTAGTCGATTCCTTGCATACGTACCCGTCGCCGAATTGGAACGACAAGACCGGTCCAATCGTTAATAAAGGCGATGTGTTTACGATTCAACGCGAGCTAACGGTTGCAGGCGCAAAAATGTATAAGTTAAAGAGCGGCCTATATATTACGGGCAGCGCGAAATATGTGAAAGTAAAGAAAGGATGACGGAAAATGGATAAAGGAACAGTTGTAAGGGCAGTCGTGCTCGCGCTAGGTTTTGTTAATACGTTTTTGGCATCGAAAGGTTACGAAAAGATTCCGCATGTTGATGACGTAACTGTGTCGCTAGTAATTACCGGAGCGGCTGCGGTTTGGGGCTTCGTGAGGCACAACTTCTTCGGGAAAAAAGGCGCGGAGCAGAAAGCGAAATTAAACGGATAAATAAACGAAATTATTTACGACGGGCGACGAATATTTACGTCCGTCTTTACATATAACGTAGTATAAGGTAAAATTTACTATAAAAAGAGTACGGAGGAGATTACGATGGGATTTTGGAAAGATGCGTTTAAGCAACGAATTGAACTCGATATTTTATCCGGCGGCAACGATTTAAATTTAACGGGGAAACTTATGCCGGCTGGCATCCGTAAGGCGATCATGATTGCGGAAGAGACACGCGGAGTCGTAACGATTAACATTCCGTTCTTATCGAAGGACCAATGGCGCCTCGACGGCATCGAATGGGAAGAAGGCGCAACTCGTAGCGCAGGCAAGGCGGCAGGCGGCGCCATCATCGGAACTCTTGCGGCAGGCCCACTCGGAACCATTGCCGGCGCAGCCATTGGCGGACGCAGACGCGATAATTCGAAGGCTTATGTTTATCTTATCAATCCGAAAACAAACGAAGAAGTTACGCTTCATATTCGCTGCAACGAAAAATCATATCGCGAAATATCCGCATTAATATAGCCCTGTTCATTGCGAACGGGGCCTTCTTTTTGTTTACGTATCGAAAAATTTATCGCTATCTACGTCGTAACCCATCGACTTCAACGCTCGTTTAACCTTTACCCACGTCGAAATCTTCGGCACATAATCTTCGTCATTACACATGGACGTCATCGTTCCGTTGCCTACATCGGCTCTTTTGCGAATTTCCTCTTGCGTGATTCCTTTGCTATCGATCCATCTTCCGAATTTACTGCGTCTTTTGCCGAGTCCAAACCAACTCATTGCGCTACCACCTCGGCAATAAGTCTGTCCAAAAAATCAATTTTTTAATCTTATGCAAAAAACTGGTATCACGGACGGCCAGTCGCCCATACAGTATATTAACCAGTTAGGAGGTAGTTAATAATGGCGAAGAAAATCGTTAATAAGTCCGTTAGTTTTAACGTGATCGACCCGTTTCAGAAGCAGATGAAGGAGCATGTCGAGCAGTATCCGAACTTCTCGGCGTATATGAAACGGCTTATCCAACGCGACATGGAAGGAGGAAACGCCGTCAGAACAATAAAAAAGGCGCCAGCTCAGGCGGTTACTAACCTAAGCATGACGCAATTAAGCGGTCTAAAGTTATAAGCACGGAAATGGGCCATGTAGCCGACGCGCCTTTACGTCAGCTTATGAGCCGATCAGCGGAATATTGCAAGTCCATCCGGTTATTAACCGAAATAAAGTTTGACGGGAGCTGACCAATATGAGGACGGAAAGTATGTCCATTAACGAATTTTTGCACGGAAAAGAGAAGGAGCCGTTTAGCGCAAAAGTTGAGCGCCATTTTAAGAAGTACGGATTAGTTTACAAAGTTGTCGGAGCTACATCGGTTATTTTAGTAGCGGGCGGTGGCCTCGATTATGCTTTCGCAAGTACCGGAATCGACGTCGGAGCTCAGAAACTATACGCGAAATTACTAAGTCTCGGTAAATGGGTAATTATTTTCAAAGGCGGATTTGACACGATTAAGCGTATGACAGACGGAGACTTTGACGGAGCTAAAAAAGGATTCCTTTCATATCTAATCGTCTATATTTTCTTGCTCGGATTGCCATGGGCGATGGACCAAGTCGACGCTTTGTTTAACGGAATCACAACACCAACGTCAGGATCTGCGGAGGGATTGTAATGAAATTTCGCTTAACAGGTAAATTCGGAGAACTCTCGCCAGTCCGCGACTTCAAGCCACATTCCGGCATCGATTTCGCCATGCCCGAAGGCACTAAACTTCGCTCGGTAGTTGACGGAGTAGTAGACCGGGTATATGACGGATCCGGCGCAATAGGTAAGGGATTAAGCGTTCAAATGCCGGACGGCACACGTACCATATACGGCCATATGAGCGAGGTCAAATCGCACATCGGCGACAAAATACACGCCGGCGAGTTTCTCGGATTCAGCGGAAACACCGGCAACAGCACCGGCCCGCATCTGCATTTCGGAATGAAGGACGCGAGCGGCTCCGTGATTGACCCGACGCCGTATGCCGATAAATTGGCGAATATTAGCGGCGACAACCCAAATCTCGGGCTGTTGGGCCACGTTATTCAATGGAGCGCCGATAATACACGCGACAAGGCTTCCGAAATGATGCTCGAAATATTGCTCGGAATCTGCGATGCATTAAAGGACTTATTGCTCGCGGGGACGCTAATCGGGTCGGCCGTCATGATAATTCTGAAGGTGGCCGGATGGAAAGATGGCGGTCGCTGGACCGGCGTGCTACTCGTCGCGAATATTTTAATCAAATTCTTGTTCGGGGTGTATTAAGATGAAACGCATTAAGCTTTCCGACTATATCAACGTTGTCAAACCGTCATATGTATTCCTTCGATTAACTCCTAACAACTCTATCCGCAACCAATCCACGCATAAAATCGCCAAATCCATCGCTTCCATTTATCGCAACGTCACGCAGAACATCCGAAAGGAAAACGCAAAAGTTATAAAGGCGCTCGGGCGCGAATTCCTCTTCGGCACTAAATACTCCGTCGAGCTCGCCTCCAAGGTCGCCTATTACGTCTACATCGAAAAGAAAAAGGTCGAGTTTTACTTCATCATCCCGCGCAATTACCTGTCGCTTATCAAGGAAAAGATTTCGGACTCGTGGACGAATATCACCGTTAAGGAGGTCGCCTCGCTTCCGGAATTCAGCGAGTCAGCAACTATGTATACGTTAGCCTATACGAAAGAGGATGCGCTAGGCCTGGCGACTGATCGCCGTAACGATGACCTCTTGCGCTCGAAACTAAACGTGGTTGACGTCATGGAGGAAGGCGACAAGATTGGCGTATTTTATAACTTCATGCCGACCTCGCAATTTAGCTGGCGAGCGAGCTACGAAGCCACTATTCGCAAGGTTAAACGTGGCCTGCCGACTGACCGAAACAAGTTCGGAGCATCCTACGCATTTAAAACGATTATAGGCGTGATTTCGGCGTTATTTGACGACCTAGGAGACGCCTTTAACGGCTCGGAAGGTAAGCGGAAGGGGAACGAATACAACGGCTTAGAGGCGCTTGTGGAGCGCTTAAACGGAGGCAATAAAATAAGCGATGCCACGCGAAAAAAGGCGGCCGCCTCCATCTCCAATACGCAAATTATCGTGATGAGCGAAAGCAAGGACCGGCTGCGGCAGCGGAATAATGCTCGGAGCTTGACGCAAAGTTTCGAGGTGGTCACGGAGGACAATCGGCTGGCTCCGAAGCCTTTAAAGAAGCCGTTCAAGTTTACGGATTATTCGGTGGCTGGTGCGGAAGTTAATAAAATAGGCGACTTAGAGGCGCAGAACTTTATTGCGATTGCCGGGCGGGACATTCTCGAACGCTACAACTTTATCGAAAAGGTGGAGACGCAGGAGACGGAAGTTCCGGAGGATCTGCGGGCCGGAACGATGTGTATCGGAGAGAGCACGTATAGAGGCGCCAAGCAGCCGGCGTTCTTGTCGACGGATAAAGAATACAAGCAATTGACGCTAGTATTAATCGGGCCAACTCGGGCGGGCAAATCGACGCTTATCGGCAACCTAAGCCGCGACGCTATCAAGGTCGGCGAATGCGTGGTGATGTTCGATTACATTAAAAACTGCGAGCTGAGCGAAGAGGTGGCGGCATTGTTTCCGCCTGACCAAGTGCTGAATATCGAATGCCACGATTTCGAAACGTTACAAGGGCTCGGCTATAACGAGATTCCGCCAAGCGACGATACCTTTACTCGTTATGTGAGCGCCAAAAAGCAAACGACACAACTTACGACATTGGTCAACTCGATTAACTCGGATGATACTGCATTATCTTCGCGGATGAATCGCTATTTAACAAGCGCGGCGCTAGTCGTATTCTTAAGCGGCGGGCCCATCCGAGACGTTTTCGGCGTCCTTCAGCAACATATGCTACGGATTAATTATCTGCGGAAGGTGCCGGCCGATCAATACGAAAATATGGAGGAGTACATGGGCTATATGCAAGAGCTCGACGAGCACGATAAGGACGGCAATTTACGTGGCACAAAACTGCACCTAGTCGAAGGTATTATCAGCCGTTTAAATAAACTGAAGGATAATCCGTATATCGAAATGATGCTGAAGAAAGATACGTCGAAAAACGTTAACTTGGTCGAGGAGCTCCAACGCAATCAACTTATCTGCATAAAGATGCCCGAAACGATGTTCTCAACGGACAATGAGCGCGACATTTACACGACGTACTGGATGACGAAGATTTACCTGGCGCTTCAGGTCCGAAGTGAATTAATACCTGTTCGCAATAAACAACGCAAAGTAAACCTTATTATCGACGAACTTTACCAAGTGGAGAATACGGAGCAATTATTGCGGCAGAGGCTTTCGCGCATGGCCAAATTCGGAATGAAGCCGATAATTAGCTGCCATTATTTAAATCAAATTAAGCACATTCGCGAGGAACTGCGGTCGGCTAACGCGAGCTATATGCTGATTAGCGGTTGCGACAAAGAGAATTATAAGGAACTGAAAAGCGAATTGCATCCGTTTGTTGAAGAAGATTTACTCAGACTGCCTCGTTACCATTCGATGAATTTAATTAAGTGTAAGGACGGTTATGGGCGCTTTATTACGCGGTTGCCGGCGCCAGTTAGTGCAGAATTACGGGTATAAGGTTAGCAGTTAAATCAATACAACCGTAGACCCTCTACACTCTTTAGCGGGCTAGGAAACATCGATAACGAGCGGTTTCGCTACTATATATTAAAGGAAAAGGCGGATATCATCAATGCATTAATGACGTTTTTCCGCAAAGAAAAAGAAGGCGCTTAGCCTTCTATATTTTTGGATAAAGTTGTATGACGAATTCGTCCGGCTTCGTCCATTCTTTTTTGCGGAGGTATGTTGCTTTCTCCAAAATGGTCTTAAGCATCTTATTGCGCATCTCGATATCGGCGTTCCAGTATTCGGCAATAACCATCTGAAGCCTCGGAAGCAATACGTTAGCTCCGGCTTCCCTTGCTTCGTCTTTTTGGATTTCGTTGTTTAATATCCGAACTTCCTCCTTCAGTCCGTCAATACGAGCGGTCAAATTTTGCTGGCGTTCAAGAAACGTATCTATATCGTAAACGCCTCGCTCTAGTAGATCGTGCAAGTTACTCTTCTGCGATTCCAATTGCGCCATTTCTTCCTCTTTATTTGCGACAAGTATTTTCTTATACGGAATGTCCTCGTTAGAAGTCGGAGCCTGCTGCGTTAATGTTACGGCAATATCAAGCGCATACTCTTCTATCAATTCAATAACCTTTCGCTCAACAAGATTTAGCGCGGCTCCTTTTTGCACGCCTTTACATGACGGCTGAGCGCACCTTATTACGTCATTCGGGCGGTCAGTGCGCGGTTGGTACATCATAGTATAATTGCACACTTCGCACTTCAAAATGCCGGCAAGAGGATTCGCTAACTTCTTATTAATAACGGTGGACGGGCGCCATCGTCCGGAATGTGCTTTATTGGCGGCTTCGAATAATTCACGGGATACTAGCGGATCGTGGGCGTTCTCTTTTATCGTCCACTTTTCGCGGGGAACTTTCGTCTTCTTATACTTTCCATTCCGTTTTTTATATTTTATCTGGCCCCAAACGATATTTCCGATATAAGCTTCGTTTTTAATTATTGCGGTAATGCTGCTCGGCGACCAAGTTTTACGTTTTGGATTCGGCGGCTTAATTTCTAGTCGGTCTAACTCTTGCGCAATGAACTGGCGCCCATGACCGTCTCGCATCATTTCGAACATTTTTTTAACAACCCATGCGGTTTCAGTATCCGGCTTCAATATTAAATCATCGGTACGTTTATACCCATACGGTGGGACCTTACTAATCGATTTGCCTTCGCTGGCTGATGCGACTCGTCCTCGTTGCATACGTCGTGTAATCGCCTTTAGTTCTTCGCGGGCCACTAGCGACTTGATACCGAAAACCAGTTCCCACGTTTCGGATTCCGGATCATATATTTCAGTTGGCGTGATAATTTTCGTTCCAGAGTAGCGAAAGGAGCGGTCAAGCATACCTTGGTCGAGCATGTCGCCGCGGCCAAGACGGTCGAGGTCCATAACGAGGACAGCGTCAACAAGACCGGCATCAATATCGCGCAGCATCTCTTGAATGCGCGGACGCTCGGCAACGGATTCGCCCGATACGACTTCTTCATATATATTGACGATGTTGTGGCGCTCCTTTTTTGCGACGGAAAGCAAGGTCCGCCGGTGGCGCTCCAAGGTATCGTAAGTCTCTCCGTGCTCGCTCGCTTTCTTTTCTTCTTCGAGGTCTTTTCGACTCTTACGTAAATATAAATAAACATCAAGATCGCTAGGACGACTCATTTAATCACCTCTCACCGTATTATACCCGTCCATACACGCTAATGTAAACCGCAAAAGACCTGCGCGAAAATGTGTTCTCGTCCTTATTATGTAGTAAGGAGTGGTTATCGTGAAGGAATTTAGACTCGGAAATACAATCGGAATTATTCATTCGCCATTAATGGAGTTATCAAAGGAAGAGCGGCGGAAACATTTTGAGGAAGAGTTGGCGAAAGGTAATCCGGTATTGAAAGAGCTTGAGCGGATCATAAACGAAAGTTATATAAAGCGGATGAGTAACGCGACTAAAAATTAGTAGCGTTATTTTTTTTTGAAATAACTGATAAAAGTGCGCGAGTTCAGTTTATCGCCCTTATTATATAGTGTAAGGCGTTATAATCTACGCTTGCGAATATATAACTTATCGGAGGTGGTTGGTTGATTTTTACTAATGAGCAGTTGTTGCAAATGGGAGTAGATGACATCCTGAATAATTCAGATTTATTTACTGGAGAAAAGCTATCGCATAAGGATATGCGTCATGGCCGAGGAATATATTTCCTTTATACATCAGATGATAAACTTCTTTATGTAGGAAAAAGTGAAAATATAAAGCATCGCATCAGGCAGCACCTTGGAGGAAAAGACATTGCAACAGGTAAATTTATCGGTTTTGTGTCAAAAATTCGAGTTGTTTTTGTTGATTGGGACGTAACCCGACAAAAACTGTTTTCCGTAGAGCGTTGGTTTATTGGTAATCTCAGACCGGCGTTTAACGGCCCAATTCACGAAAGTTGGGCGGATAGTTACGAAACATTTTACGGTAGGCTAAAGGAAATAAGTGAAGACCTAGTTGGTGAATTAATTAATGAATGGGGAAGGGAGTAGCGTAATGTCAGACGTTTTTATCCGTCAAGGAGATACTCGCGGCGGTTTCTCGATGATGTACCACGAAATTTTCGACTTGTATCATCCGTACATTGGCGACAAGGCAACGCTTTATTATCTGTACCTTTTACGATTTAGAAATCACGAATCAGAAAAAGATAGTTACGGCCGTTCGTGGAAAGGGCGCACCAGTGTCGTAGAAAAGTTTCAGCTTTCATTTTCGACTTTGCCGATTATCGACGCAATACTCGAAGCGGTCGGATTAATATCGCTGGAATATAAATCAGTAGGGCGAGGCAAAGACAAAATTATCTACGTGGTTCACGATCCATTAGACCGCGAGAAGTTTCGCGCTAAGGAGACGAATTTATGCGAAAGATTGCAAGAAGTTTCCATTAAGCATCCGAATATCGGGAAGCTGCTCGGTAAAGAAAACGGAATAAAACTACTCGCGTGAATATCTAATCTCCGTGTATGTAGATTTATATCTCTTGTAGCGTTAATGAAAAAGATAAATATAAAAAGACTTATTTAAAAAGAATAAATACTTTGCGCTAGATAGAAAAGCACTATCTATCGCTACGATTATAAAGATTAAAATCTTATGCGGAAAATAAATCAGCGATAATAAGGAGGAAACGCAATGAACAACGCAAAAGTAACCGTCCCACAATCGGTAGCCACCGCCATCGCCCATTTCGTCAACCTAGCCGACAGCAAGCACGAAGCCTTCACCGACATCCTACGCCTGGGCTATGAAACGGAGCAGTCCGAAATCATCCTACGCCATTTCGACGGAGATTACGACGTATTAATGGAGGTGCTGATTTGCGGATATGAGGTCGAGAAGTCGCCGGAAGAGAAGGTGCGCGAATTTTACAAAAATTTAACGGAGGAAATACGATCAAATCCACATAATTACGTCGCACAAAACAAGTATCAATTCGCGGCCTTTGTCGTAAAGGCTACGCTTAATAGGCTCGGAATCAAAATCGAAGGGGTGAACGCCTAATGAACGAAAGCCTAACGCCAGAGCAACTCGCCAAACTCATAATATATTACCGCTACCTATCCGTGTCGGTGCTCGATGAATATACGCAAGGCACCATCGACGGTTTTAAAGAGGCGCTGCGGATTCTCGATATTAAGTTGCCGGAGGTGGGGGCGTGATAAAGCGCGAGCCATTCGAATATGACCGCATTTTTCATAACGAAGTCATCGACTATTTGTAAACGAAATGGCAACGCAAGCTGACGGACCATGAAGTCGCCATTTTAATCGAAGGCTACCGGTTCGGGAGGCTCGCGGAAATGCAAAACGAAATTAAACTCGTGGAGGTAATGCGATGATAGTAGCCGGAATTGTCTGTCTCTTTGTCGGAGGATTTCTCGGAGTATTTGCGATGGGGCTGGTATCGGGTGGCGCGTATGAAAAAGGATATGAAGACGGAAGGAGTGGGCGTTGATGAGGCCGGAGGAATTAGCGGAAATTAGGGAGCGAGCGGAGGAAACTTCGTTTGAGAAAGCGTATATCAAAGGAGATAAATGGAAGGGCTACGAAGTAAAATCGGAGGGTAACGGCGTGGTTATAGCGGAAGTGTCTTGCGGGACTGACGCAGAATTCATCGCCCACGCCCGAGAAGATGTGCCGAAGTTGCTCGGGGAGATTGAGCGGTTACGCGCTGACCAAGGACGCCTTATTACCGAACTTAAAAAGGCGGACATATTTTCGGAAGAATTGGAACGTAAGTATTTCGCGGCTAAATGGCCGGAAGTTGAAGCGAGTATAAAAAAGTACGCTGAAAAGATACGGAGGGAACGAAATGGCGGTAACCTATAGCGAAAAGCCCGTCGCCAAATGGACAACGAATGATTTTATCGCATACCTTTGCGACAGGCATCTCACGGTCTATGGCACGGAATACACGCCGCCAGGGCGCAACTGGCAGGTCGAGCGGGGGCTGATCGGCGGGCTAATCGGCACGAAAGGCAAGAACGCCAAGCCCCGCAAGTATGAGCCGGAAGTGGTTAAGGCGTTTATCGACGAGTGCTTCCGGATCCACCGGTGCACACCGCAATGGCCGACCGTTAGCTTTACGTGGTTTTGGAAGTGGAAAACGGATGTGTGGGCGCGGGTGCTTAACGCTCAAAAGCGGGTCAATTTGACGCAGACACACGAAGTCGATAACGAAGGATTGGAGGATTGGTTGTGAGTAAAGAAGGCGCAAAAAAGACGCAGGAGTTTCGGAAACCTAGGAAGCGAGTCGAGTTGGAAGAGCGTGGAGATGTTATCGGGAAGAAGTGTACTGATTGCGGTGAGTGGAAAGCGTTAGAATTCTTCCACAAGGATAAGTATAAATCATACGGATTAAAATATCATTGCAAAGTATGTGATTACAAAAGAAGGAAAGAGAACGAGAAGTCGGCTGTAGTTAAAAAATGCCAACATAAATACCCGTACAGCGAGAAAAGCGAAGAGTATAAAAAAAGGGAAAGAGAACGAAAAAGGTCGTGGAAAAAGAAAAATAAACAATCTGTCAAAGTAATACGTCTGAATAGAAGAGCGAAATTAAAACTTTTACCAAATAATTTATCTGTTGAAGAAATCAATATGATAAATTCGAAATTCAAGGATTGCTGCTCCATTAGTGGTGTAGGTGATATCCATTGGGATCATATACTACCTATAAGTATAGGTCACGGAGGAACTACTTTCGGAAATATTATACCGCTATCGGCTGAATTGAACGTTTCAAAAAACGACTCAAATATATTCGAATGGTTCGAAGCGAATAGGCAACGCTTTGAATTATCGGTAAATAAGTTTAATAGAATGGTTGAATTTATAGCGACGGCAAACGCTTTAACCGCTCAAGAGTACAGAGAGTTTTACGATTGGTGCTTCGCTAATCCGCGAACCGTCGAAGAAATAAAAACAGACCAACGTCATTCAATCGAAATATGGCGCGAAGCGACCGGACAGCAATTTCCATTACCGGCGTACACTGAAACGTATTATTCATCCGAAGTAACCGAAAGCGAGGCGATTTAATGCACGAAAAGAAATGTATTTTATCGCCAATTTGTAAGATTGCAGGAACGGAAAAATGTAATCCGTCTTGCGCGAGCTTTGTGGCGCTTCATGGATATTCGGGAAAAGGAGGTCGGATAGCGTCGGCAAATGCACCGGCCGACTATCTAATGCTCAATTTAAAAAAGTCGCCAGTTAGAAACGAACAGCCAAAAATATATGCAACATTAGATAAATACGCTTCGACTTTTCAGCGACAGTTTGACGAAGATTCAGCCAGAATTAAGTCAATCTATATGTGGAGCGAGAGCCCCGGTAATGGAAAGACCAGTTCAGCAGTCGCGCTGATGAATGAATGGATTATTGCGCACTATCTCGGCAGTTTAAAACGAGGAATTCAGCCGTTGCAAACGCCCGCAGTATTTCTCGATGTAAATGCGTTCCAAACCGATTACAATCTCGCCACAATGACGAACGACGAGTCGGAAATGGCGAAGATTCGCGCGACCATTCAACGCACACAGACGGCACCCTTCGCGGTCCTTGATGATATTGGAGTTAGGTCGGCATCAGAAGCGTTCAGAACCTACGTTCATGCGATAGTGAATTATCGGACGGCTAACGGGTTGCCGACGGTCTTTACGAGTAACTTGCCGATTGAGGAGATGGCGGTCGTGTTTGATGCCAGGTTATACGACAGGATGCGCGATATGTGCGCGGTGTTGCATTTCGAAGGTGAATCGAAAAGGGGGCGGAGATAAATGGGAAACGGAATTTATTATAAAACGGAATCTATTTACGTAAAACTCACGCAAGAAGAAAAGACTCAGCTGCGTAAAGTCGCGATGCACTATAAGATGAACGAAAGCCAGTTGGTCCGGAATCTAATCAAACGCGAAGCAATACGTATAAGCTAAAGGAGGCGACGCTAATGGATAAACAAACTCAAGCGTTATATGCGAAGCTAAAAGAAGAGGGTAAAGACGTACCAACAACAGCTTGGCCCGAACTTAAAACGGAATTAGCAATGGAAGGACCAATATTTAAATTTTATTACGAAGAAGATTTCCGAAAAACATATTTCGCTTATGCTCCTGGAAGATACGCGGAATGGTATCGCTGTTACGCGTACGTACTTTATGGATTCGGCAATTGGAGCAATAACGATAGAAGACGCGCGGGTCTACCGGCTTTACGAAAAAGAAGCATGAGAATGTACTAAAAGGAGGCATCCGAATGAGAGACGGAGAAGAATTCGAATTTGAATTACCGGCAGACCACGGCGACCTAGTAACGGTCGACGGCTACGATGGGCGGCTGTTTATGGTCATCGCGTACCAAATGATCCGAAACTGCCTGCCGGAAGAGGAATATAACGAAATCGTGTACGAAGTGCTAGACGCATACACTGGCGAGTTTTTGGAGGCTGACGGAGAGGATGTCGAGTTTGTGACCGACGCGGACCATGCGGCTGCGTATGTATCCGAGAATCCAAATCCGAAAGCATTCGCAATTGACGTTTCACATTTAGAGAATAAGGGAGCGATTAATATGGCGAAAGAAGAACGTAAACCGACGGCAAGGGAGTTGAGTTCGCAAATTGCGAAAGAAAAGAAGGCAATGCGGAAGAAGCGGGCGGAGCAGATTGATAATTTTCTAGATATGCGGAATTGGGCGGAGAAAATGTTGGCGAAGACGGGTAACGAGGAGTATGGTGATCGGGTGTTTGCTATCGACTGTGAGTTGAAGAAGTTAACGGAGGGAGATTAGTCCTTGAAACGAACAAAAGTAACTGAAGAGAATGGGGTACTAGGAAAACGTTGTAGCAAGTGTACTCATTGGAAGTCCTTAGAGGAATATCATAAAAGTAAAAACGGTGTGGGTGGTGTAAAACCTAACTGCAAGGACTGTAAAAGGTTGGAGGAGAGGAAACGAAATAAAACTGATAAGGTGCTCAAGTCATCGACACTTGAAGAAAGAAAAGGTGTTTTAGGAAAGTCTTGTACTAATTGTAATAATTGGCTACCACTTGAGAGTTTTTATAAAAGTGTAAAAGGTTTAGGAGGAAGGCATTCTACGTGTATACCTTGTAAAAAAGAATTGAGTGCTCCGCACGTGGAAGCTAACAGAGATAAGAGACGCGAATCATCAAGAAGGTATTCAATGAATAATCGAGAGCATGTAAATGAGTATCAAAGAAAATGGCGAAAGTTAAACCCTCATTACTATAAAGGTAATTTAACAAAAATTAAGTTGCAACGAAGACGAGGGAGAAAGCAAGGAGTGATTTCAGACCTCACGACAGAGGAATACGAAAAAATTCTAAAACACTTCAATTACTCATGCGCATTAACCTCAGAAAAAGAAGGCATTCATATGGATCATGTAATACCTCTTAGCATTGGGCATGGCGGAACAACATACGGCAATATTATTCCGTTGAAAGCTGAACTTAACTTGTCAAAGCACGATAAAAATATATTTGAATGGTTCGAGGCGAATAGACAACGCTTTAACTTATCTACACAAAATTTCGAATATTTAATTCAATATCTGGCGGAGGTAAACGGTGTTACTGTTAGTGACTACCGAGAACATGTCTATTGGTGCTACGAAAATCCGCAATTTTTTGATAGCAACGGGGAGGCGATTTAATGCAATATGGTAGTCTGCTACTTTCAAAAGTTATAGATTCGAATGATGTAAAAGCGCTTGACCGATACGGGTTATCTGAAAAAGATTTTCCGACTGAAAGTGAGCGAAAAGCTTATAAATATTTGCTTGATTATGCAGAGAAAAACCGTGGCGAGGCTCCTAGCTATGCCACGGTCGCTTCTGAAGTTCCAGGGTTTGATGATTGGTATGTACCTCAAATCTCAGATGGTTACGATTTTCTAACAAAAAAGATTAAAGGCGCAAGAGCTAAGAATTGGATTGTCGAATTAATTAATGGTAAAACAAATGAAAAGACAGGCAATTTTGAAGAAGGGGCACTGTCAAAAAATATCAATGAAATATCTGACGGTATAGACGTTTTAAAATGGTTGAAAGAGGAAGTAGAACATGCTATCCTTAGAACGGATGTTCGTGATAAAATAGGAACAGACCTTAAGTCGGATGCCGAGTCGTTCCTTGCAGAATATCAACGCAGAAAAGCCGGCGAGTCCTTTAAAATTTGGAAGTCGAAATTTCCGTCCATTAACGAACATGTTGGCGGATACCTTAGCGGTAATATGTACACTTGGCACGGGCGATCAGGTCGCGGTAAGTCAGTGTTTACGATGGAAGAAGCGATTGAGGCGGCCATGCAAGGAGCAAACGTGCTAATATGGGCGATGGAGATGTCGCGATTTGAATGGATGGCGCGCGCCTATTCGTGCATTAGCGCCAGAGCCGGCATTGTTAACGCGAATATTGATGGCGTCGATTACGAAGCAGGCTTTGAGAATCGCGCACTATTGACCGGTGGTTTATCTGATGAATTCGAGGTGGGCTTCGAGGTATTCTTGCTTCAGATGGCGGAAGGCGACTATATGCCCGGCAATATTACGCTAAGAGCTGCGGACGATGCCGAATTCTTTAATCGCGGCGTGAAGCAGTTGGAGGCGGACATTCTTGCGACAAAGGCGGACGTCGTGGTGGTAGATCCGATTTATTTGATGGATTACGAAGCGAACACGTCGAAAGTGGCCGGCGGTGATGTGGCCAATACTTCGAAGAGGATTCGGAGGCTGGCCGGATTGACTGGCGCTGTGGTTCATGTCATTACCCAGGCGGATGAAGTTAAGGACGATCGCGACGATGAGGGCAATCGGGAGCTCAGGCCTCCAAAACGTGCGGAAATTAAGAAGACGAAAGCGGTGCTCGAGGATGCTGCAAATGTTTTCGGTATTGATACGCTGGATGGAGCCGGAATTATTGAAATCGGCAAAGGGCGGAATGGTGGCGAGGGCACGCAAGTCGAGGTTCTTTATCTTCCGAATTACGGAATAGTTCGCGAGGTTGAGACGGGCGAGGCGGCCGTCAGTCAGTTCGAGTTTTAGGCGTTTCGCGCACGATTTAGGACATTTTACGCATTCGACAAAATTCACCCGTTTACACGACATTATTACAAGACTATTATATGTATGTTACAAAAAAGAGACATTTTCATAATATATTTTATACAAAATTCAATTTTCGACAAGATTCGCCCTTTTCAGCGAAGTATTAAAGTAGTAAAATATAACACGTCGGCAGTGTTATATGTAGATATCTTGAATTGGAGGTATTTCGATAATGGAAACAATTCGAATACGCGGCCAGAGCGTCCAAATCGATATTCGCACCGAACTCGAGCAGTTCGAATGGACACGGCCGAATTGGTCGACGGAAAAACTTATCGCAGCGAGCCCGTTTAGGTACGACAAGACGCCGAGCTTCTTCGTAAATTTTACCGGAGAGTATGCCGGATGTTTTGGAGATAGCGGAGCTTACGATGCAGAATGGGCGAGCGGCAACTTTACCAAGCTGTTATCGTTTTTGCGCAATGAATCATACGAAGAGACGGAGGAATATTTGCTCGGAGAGTACGGATTTACCGAAGCAACCGAAACAATTACGCTCAAACCTATTAATCTACGTATTCAGCGGAATAGGCAACCGTTGAATACGGACATCTTAGCGACATACACCGAAGATTATACGTATTTAATGAAGCGCGGAATCAGCGAGCGCGTCCAGCGGCAAATGGGCGTGCTTTATGATGCGCAAAGTCGGGCGGCTGTGTTACCGTGGCTTTCGGCGGGCAAGCTGGCAAATGTGAAATATCGCAAGACGTACGGCAAGACGTTTTGGTACGAAAAGGGCGGCAAACCTATTCGCGAGCTAGTGTACGGAATTGACCAGGCGGAGGAGACAACGGTAATATGTGAAGCCGAAATTGATACGCTGAGCTGGCAAACAGCAGGCGTGGCAGCCATCGCAGTGGGTGGCGCGAGTTTCAACAAATGGAAGCGGGATTTGATATTGCGATCGCCAATCGAGACTCTCGTAATCGCGACGGATAACGATAAGGCAGGCGGCAAACTGCGAGGGGAAATCGAGATGGCGATGAAAGGGCATGTGCGCGTGAGGCAGGCGTATGTGAGAAGCGATTGTAAGGACGCGAATGAAGCGTTGGTGAAGTATGGAGCGGAATCATTGCGAGAGTCGGTTGCAAGGTCGGAGCAGTGTCCACAAATATACGTAAAGTTACGTAGTTTCGGTCGCGGTCGTAACGATTAAATTCGTTACAAACCTTTCTACTGGCGCTTGCTACGAGCGTAATGCCATTCGTAAAGGTCGTCGATGTGGCATCCGATTGCATCGGCGATCAACTTGGCGTTTTTGAGCGAAAGGGTATGGCGTCCGTTTGCTATATCCGATATATAAGACGGTGTCTTACGGATTTTATCCGCTAACTGGACTTGAGTCATACCAACTTCGTCAAGCCGATTTTGTAGCAAGCACCTTCCGACCGTAATCAGCGGTGCTTCACCTCGCTAGTATTAAATTAAGAAAGGATTCGATTTAAAATGTTAAAAGATGTAGAAACGAGCATGGCAAAACTGTTTAGCGTGGCCCGGAAAGCCTTATCTAGCGCTGGATCGAGTAAAGCGCAGGTTCGCATTTTGGGTGACGTTATCATTTTAAAATTTTACGCAAAGTTTACCGGCCTTGAGCAAATGCTCTTTCGCTTTGTGAACCGCGACCCAGCGATACATGAGCAGTTTTACGAAATGATTTACGATGATGTGTGCGATCAGTTCCAGGGCGTTATACAGGCGCATAATGCTACTTTGCGGATAACAAGAATGGACCACCGAACAAACGCGGATTTAGGGCATTCGGTCAGTGTCCTTTACCTTAACCGCGATTTAGAAAAACTAATAGCTAACGGGCAAGTCACGATTCCCTAACACGGTTTGCGGTGACGTCCGACATACAAAGGTTTACTTGTTTACCGTGTTTTCATACGCGGTCTCGAAGCCAACGTAAAAATTTGCGACCATACCAGGTCCTCATTTTCGCGTTGGCTTTTTTGCGTATTATTTGGAGCCGTCAGGAGTAAAGCGGACAACTTTTTCGATTGGAACGTCAAGAAATAAGCAGATCTTTTCGACCGTGCTTAGGTTGACATCTCCGTTTTTGTTTATTGCTGCAATGGTTTTTGGGTGAAGGATTTTATCGCGCATGTCACTAATTACCATGTTTTTCTCCTCTAGTGTTTTACGAAGCGGGGAAAAATCTATCAATTTATACACATCCTTCCATTTTTATGTTTACTTTAGTGAACATTTTCGGTACAATGTAATTATAACAAATAACGGTAAAAATTAACATAACTTTTTAAAGGAGGAAATTTGATGCATAAATTATATAAAGAAATCGGAAATACAATAGAAGATACGGACTTACCACTTATTGTTGTTGCTGATTTTATTGAAAGCACAAAGCAAGAATTGTCTGATTATCTTCATGGCAAGAAAGGGCTGGGCTTCCGTAAACTTCTTAAACTTTCTTATTTTCTGTACCCTTCTAATCAAAAAGAAATCATGGAAAATTGGTGTTTACGCCTTAATTCAACAGAATCGATAAAACAAAGTTTTGAATATGCCTCAATCACCAGGAACAAACCTCTTTTAAATGCCTTAATTGAAAAACACCGTGAAGATAAATCTTTAACTAAGTACATTGCTATATATTCTATTTTGTACGATTTTTATACAAATAAAATAGGGGCTAAAGACTTAATTTCGAGACTGGGTAAAATTGGTCAATTGAAGGGTGAACTTTCAATATTGTGCGATATTATTAAATGCTATAATTACTACTTTGCTGAAAAGTATTGGTTAATGTTAGAAACCGCAAAGGATGCAGAAGAACGTATAAATAGCTTAGGTGATCGACATTTATTCCTTAAAGAGTGTTACTTACATAGAATTGCAGAAGTCTTAGGTAATGTAGGTTTGTTTTTAAACGACTTAGAATCAGCAAGATATTACGCAAATTTAATTATTAATGCAAATATCTGCGCGAAAACCGTTTCTGATGCTTATTATTTACTAGGGATGAGTTATCTGTCCGAAGATAAAGAAAGAACAATAAAACATCTTCAGACAAGATACGAAATCTCTAAACTAGTCGGCGATGACGATATAGAAACGAACGCAAGACGCGACTTAGACTTCACTAAACTTTATTTGAACGATCAACTAGCTGCTGATTCTGATCCGATACTTCTTAGACTACAAAGTAATAAAGGAAGTGAATTCGAGTTAAAATTAATAAAGGAGGCGATATTCCAGCAAGGTGATGACGATTTTTTGACTTTAATAAACGCCATTGCAAAAAATTCGTTAAAACACATCCATGAATGTCGTAGGAGTTTCGCAAAGCAACATAACTATTATTTCGCTAGTGTCGCAGCCAGGGAAGCTAAAAAAATGGGTGAGAGTTCAGAAATGATCAATGAATTCATCGATTACAAAATCGAAATTAAAGGGGATGTTGAGTTTGAAGAAAATTTTATTAAGTGTTTTAGTTATTACAGCGATCGTCGTGATTCCGTTAGCGCTTAAAGGGGACAATAGCAAAAATACAGCAGTGGGAAATGTGACTGCTTATGCTAATAAAGTCGGTGGATGAGTACACTTATAACTTATTCGACAGCCCTTGTGGCTGTCTTTTTTTATGTTCACTACAGTAAACAAAATATCAGAATTGGAAGATTGTTTACTTTCTACAATTTACCAAATAACCGTGCTATATTTAATACAAGCAAAACGTGCAAGTACTTCAAAAAGTTTTAAAAAAATAATTTTAATAAAGTGCGCGACATTATAAACTCATACGTTTTATATAGTGAAGCCACGATAAAAGGAGTGTTGAGATTGAATAACCAACAACTTAATAACCTGGTGCTGAAGTATCAAAACGATCGAAGTGACGAAACATTCACGCAGCTCTACGAAATGGTATCCGCTAACTGGCGAAGTCTTGAAACGGTCGGCAAATCGATTCGGGCGAGCAAAGCGGAAACAATCGCAGCTTACGAAGATACCTTGCTGAATTGCATCGAAAAGTACGACGGTCGAGCCGATTTCATCAACATGCTTAATCGTAGCATTCGCTTCAAACGTAACGACATCTACCGTAAGAAAAAGCGATTATCCGAATTCGAGGTTTATGCAACACCGGTTGAAAACGACGACGGTTCCGAAGTGGCATTCGAAATCAAGGACGAATACAACCTCGAAGAATATATAACCGCAAAGAAAAAAGCCGATCAGTTGGCGCTGATCAGCTCTCTTCTCCAAAATGCGGACGAAACAACGACGGCGATCGTTGAGACGTTCTTGGCTCACCCGAAACCTACCGCGACGGCAATCGCAAAGGAATTAGGATATCACCATTCGAAAGTAACACGCGCATTAACTCGCCTGGCAGCGAAGTATAGTACCAAACAGTTCGGAAATTACCAAGACTATTTAGTTGCGCTTTAATATTTAAGGGCCGAGGTTCTTAGGCATTGAATCTCGGATCCTTGATTTCATTTTAACACCGCGTAAGGCGGATGTCATTATCAACTTAATTAACTTTACATTAATTTTACGTTAATTCACCTTTACTATAATACGCAAATGTGTCTAAAAACGCAACAAATTAAGGTAAATTAAGGCAGATTTCCTACTTAATAGATAATATGCCCTATTGACGGAATATAATACGAAAATTTAGGCGGTGGAGTTCGGATGGCAAAATTAATAAATCTCGCGGATGTTAAGCATAAGAAAATGATCGCGATGTACTTGAAATTTTATGGTAACTCACACGACTCTCAACGCAAGGCGACGAAGTGACGTCGCCCGCCGGTGAACGCTTCGAACAAAAGCGCTGACGCAAGCTGACTGTACGTAACGGTCGGCCCACCGTCCATGACTTGGCGGCTTTCGGAGCGGTCACGGGCGACTGGAGAACGCCTTCTTATGAAAGAAAACAATCAACCGACCTTTCGCGTCGGATAGCGATTACCTCGACGAGGGCATACTCGGGAATTTATGTCGGAACATACCACGGCTATAGGCCGGTAAGTAACGAGGCAGTCGCTATCGGGCGCGGGATCTATCCGGTGTTCGAATATTAACGGCAATAGCCGAAAAGGAGACGATTTAATGAGTCAGTTTCAAAGCGGCGCTGATGCGCTAAACGCACTTAACGCAACAAACGAAGGTGGCAACGCAAATAAAATCGGATTTGCAAGCTTTAAAAGCGGAACAACTTATAAGGTGCGGATCTTAGGGGTTGCGGATCTAATCAGATTTTACAGTTACGGAGTGTTCGGCAAAGTTAACAGTTTTGTTGCGAAAAATCCATCCGTTAAGAATGCGAAAGGGTTCCCGACTGACAACTTAACTTCGTGGGATTTGGCGTCAAAGTACTACCAAGATCTTAAATTCAAGGCGCAAGACGAAGGTAACGCTGCGGACGAAAAGGCTTACGGAGATGCTGCTTATAAATTCCGTGTTAAAGAACGCTATGCACTCGGATTTATCGACTTGGCGACCGGCGAACCAATCATCGTTGACTTATCGAAGAAGCAAGCGCAAGGTGTCCACGCGGTAATTAAGAAGAACGAGAAGAAGCTCGGTAAGGTTGCGTTTGAGCTATCGAAAACGGGGTCCGGCCAGCAAACAACGGTTATGCTATCGCTATTGTTCGACTTAGACGAGGATCTAAACGATAAAGAACGCGCTAACTTCGAAAAGTACGATGGAGCCGAGTTTGATATGTCGTTGTTTGACGGACTGCTTTACGAAGCTGATGACAAGGAAATGACGGAGAGCTTGGTGGCGGCGGGCTTTGATATTACTTTGGTCGGGCTAAGTATTGGCGCAGGTGGCACGGACTTAAAAGAAGACGATTATCAATTTTAAGGAGGCGAAATAATGGCTCACGAAACAACTGTAACCGGAGCGATATCTGAATTGACAGCCGCAAAATTGCTAATGGAAACTCTTGGGTACGAAGTGGCGCGTCCGCTTTGTCCCGAGGTGTATGATCTCCTGGCGTGGGACCCAGTTAACGCCAAAGCTTATCGCATCCAAGTCAAAACGCTCAGAATTCGTACTGATCGCGCTAATGCTCTTGTAGTATATACACGAAAAAATAACGGACTTCCTTACACGAAAGAAGAAACGGACTATATCATTGGGGTAGATAAGAACCGCGCTTTTATGTTCGAATGTACGGGTCAGACGGAATATTGGAGTACAGAGCAGTCCGCAAAGAAGCGCTGGATTGAGTTAAATAATACGGAAGCGGAGGCGGTCTAATAATGGCGAAAATTACTTTAGCAGACGGAATGGTTATCGAAGGTACTATCGAGGAATTAAAGCAAATGGCAAAAGCATTCGGTGAGCCAACGGTAGATAACGAGTATCGCAAAGTCATCGGACGCAAGCCAAAAGTGGGCGATTTCGTTAAATTTACCGAATCTGTCTATGATGTTACGGCCGGAAAATATTACGAAGTTAAAACCGTTGATGGGGACGGTGATGGAGAAATCATTGACGATGTAGGAGATGAATTTAACCTTTACGGGGAAGATTTCGAAGTGTACGAAATAGCTGGCAAGGAGCCGGCGGAGGATCCGTTTAAAGTCGGTGATTACGTAAGAGTGGTTTCACCTGGACAGTATGGAGGAATTAACGTCGGTGAAGTAGGGAAAATAGTCGAAGGATTCGGAGAAGAAGGCGAGCATAGAGTCGATAGTCTGTTCGAAAAAGACCATGACTATTTCTACTCTGCGGATATAGTCCGCGCAACAGACGAAGAAGTCGCCGAGGCCAAACGCAAATTTGAAGAGGTTAAAAAATGGGCGAAAATCGGCCGCAAGCCTAACGAGTTTAAGAAAGGCGACGCGGTCCGGTATAAGAAGTGTTTTACGACCGTTGTAGCTTCAAATAGGACCCGTGTCGCACTAAATCAGTCAAATAACGTCGAGACTAACATCGTCGTAAGTCCGAATGATTTAACGCTAGTATTTCCGGTCGAGGCGCGCTTCGATGTGTAACTGCGCAAACTGTGGCGCATCAAAAACCGCCCTCTACGATGACCGAGCGGACCTCTACTTCTGCGGCGAGCAATGCTTTCGCGAATGGGCGGATGACAAAGGGGCGGAAATAGTGCGCGAGTTTTATCGATCAATGAACGTTAGCGAGGTGGATACGTGAATATTTCGCTTAATTTAAAGACAGATAAGGACGCAAGCCAGCGGTTGGCAAGCGCAGCAGAGAAAAAGAAGGCGGCGACGGAAAGTATTGACGAAGCCTGGGCGCGAATCCTCGAAATGAAAAACAGCGAGGCGGACCAAGCAAGACTGATCGAAGTAAAAAACGGAATGGTTGCGGGGCTTATAGGCAGGGACCCCGCCTCCGTTTCGAAAAGATTCTCGAAGGCCGAGGCGCTTAGGCTTTACAAGCAACTGGCGGAAAGTCAGCGAGAGCAAAAGCTAAAGGACTTAGTTGCGAAAACTCCGGATAATTACGAGTTAATAACGACCGAACGGCAATTCGAGCGATTATTAACGGAGCTGGCGGCGGAGCCAATTATCGCAGTGGATACGGAGACTACCGGCGTTGATGTCTATACGGATATCATAGTTGGGATGTCATTCTCTTTACCTAACGCAGATAAGCACGTTTACATTCCGGTGGCACACGAAAACTGCGAGCAATTATCTCGCGAATATGTGCTCGAAGGATTAAAGCCGATTTTATACGACGAATCAATCGGCAAGGTATTGCATAACGCGATATTCGATATTGCGATGTTCAGACGACACGTATCAGATTTGAAAGGCGTTGTTTGGGATACGCAAATCGCCATGCACCTTCTAAATGAAAATGAACGCGAAATGGGCGGATCATTCAAGCTGAAGGATTTGGCTCCAAAGTATCTACGGGTTGAGTCCGACACGTACGACACCTTATTCGGTAAGAATGCGCAATTTAAAGACGTTCCGTTGGATTTGGCGCTTGTTTATGCGGCAAAAGATACGGAATTAACGTGGAAACTTTACGAGTTTCAGCGCAAACATATGGAGAAAATGCCGACGGTACTTGACTATTACCAAACGGTCGAGGTTCCTATGCTTTACGTTATCGTCGATTTGGAGGCAAACGGATATATTCTCGACTTGTCATTCGCGAAAGAGTACGGAGAGCGACTTAGTAGGCGTGCGGAGGAACTGAGCGCCAAACTAATCGAAGCATTAACACCGTTTCATATCGGAGATGAACCGTTGAACTTAAACTCAACGCAGCAAATGCGGCCGGCACTATCGAAAGCAATAAGAAAAGAGCTGCCGAATATGGACGCAAAGAAAACGTTAAAGCCATTGAAAGGCGAGTTTGAGATCGTGGCGGACCTGCTCGAGTATAAGAACATCACGAAACTTAGCGGAACATATATCGATGCGTTGCCCACAAAGCAAAATCCGACCACTAAGCGCTGGCATTCTCGGTTTAATCCGATGGGCACCGTTACAGGGCGATTTAGCTCAGGTAAAGACGAAGAGGATACGACCGGTCAAGGATTCAATGCGCAAAACCAACCGCAAGAAGCCCGACCGATGTTCGTTGCACCGGACGGCAAAGTCTTGGTTGGCGCCGACTTTAAAGCGCAAGAAATTCGATGCGTTGCGTACCTTTCGGAAGAGCCGGTTCTAATCAACGCTTTCTTAGAGGAACGTGATCCGTACGCAATGATGGCGTCTAACTTTTATAAGCGCCCGTATGAGGAAGTTTACAAGAATGCAGACGGTAGCGACACGAAAGAGCGTAAGCAAATGAAAGTAGTTTGGCTTGCGACATTATACGGAATGAGCAAATACTCTTTAGCAGAGATGCTCGGTGTAGATGTTAAGGCTGCCGTACAGTTTCAGTCGGATTTATTCGAGAGCATGCCGAAACTAAACGCTTGGATTGAAGGTAATAAGAAATTCGTTGAGAAATACGGATTTGTATGGACAGATAAGGAAGCACGAAAACGCAGACTTCCCGACGGAAAACTAAAACTAAAAGGCTGGGGAGATCCTAACTTCAGCAAAAAGAATCGCGCACTAAGGCAAGGAACAAACGCCCGCGTGCAAGGTAGTTCGTCAATTCAGACAAAGGTCACGATGCTTAGAGCGCATGAGTATTGCGCAAATAAGCCAGGATGGTCGCTTTGGGCAACGGTCCATGACGAGCTGATCTTTGAAGTACCGGAGGATTTTACTCCAGCTGAAGCGGAAGACATTCGCAATATTATGATTAATTCTTACCGTTGGGGCGAAACGGTTCCAAACGGAACAGATATCGAAGTAATGAGGCGCTGGGGGGAAGGAATACCGGTCGCGGAATGGTTCAAAAACAAGGGGGAATCGGAATGGGAATAAGAGTAGATTTTGATACATTAAGCGACGAAATACGTGATGGTGCTGATTTCGAATTAAACGGAGAAACATATACTCACGTTGACGAATTGCCGGAGAACATGGACGACAACGGCCGTTATGTTACGCATATTTATCAGCGCAGTTCAGACGGAAGATATTTCAGTATTGACTTGTTTTGGGTCCGATATGGATACGAGGATTACTCGTTCGAGAAGAGTTTTAACGACGGTGATCTTGATGAAGTAGAAAAGAAAGAAGTCGTAGTTGTAAAGTGGGTGGCGAAATAATGGCGATTATTACGATCAAGAAATTTAGTAAACCGGGATGCCGTCCATGCGCAGCTTTAGCGAATTACCTAGGCGACATCGACTTATTCACCGCAGGAGCAACGCTTGAAAGTATCGACATCAGCGAGCATCCGGAAGTCATCGACCAATACGGACTATCATCGGTGCCAGTCCTTGTCTTTGAACGCAACGGAGTAGAAGTCGGACGCCTAGTCGGACTTGTTGGAACCGAGGAAATCCTTGACGCAATTGAGCACGCGAAGGTGGTGCGCTGATGAAGCGAGCACTGACGGAGATACTTATCGGCGTGGTATTGCTGACGATAGCTATCGTGATTATTACAATACTTTCGATAGTAGCGGACACCTCATTCGAATATACCGCTATATTATTTTTGCTAAGCGTTTATGTCAGCAATCTAATCGACGGGGTGTGGAAATGATCGCGAAGATCCTAACGTACGCGGTAATCATGGCGACGGTCTATTTCGTAGTGCCGTTAGCCTGGCCATCCGTTCACATTACGCTGATACAGGCGGCGACCATAACGTTATTTGCTTTCTTGGCGAAGACGTTCTTATCGCCGGAAAGTCCGGAGGTTTATGTAATTAACGGAACACAAAACGGGGAGGACGAATAATTGACTAATATAAATGAAATCGCGCAAAAATTTACCGACTTTTTAAATACGTGGCACTCGTTTAGAGAGCCATTTGATACGAAGCTCGATATTTGGCTTCACGAAGCGTATGCGAAAGAAATGCGGAAATATAAACCGACTGATTTCAAGACAGCGCCATACTTTTCGCCAAGCTCTGCTGGATCGTCTGACCGTGAGTTATACGTCAAAGCACTAAAAATGCCTCGCGATAAGGACGTCGTTAAGCCGTGGCAACGCAGATATACGGCGCGGGGAACGAGTGTCGGCGATTGGTTGCAGCGCGAGTTATTACTTGCGGAACGCCACTACGAAAAGTTTACCGGCAATAGGGTTCCGTTTACAATCGCTAGGACAGACGATGGTAATCCGTTCTTCGAAGATTTCGTCAAGACGCAAAAGTTTGTCGAGCATAACGGACAGCGATTCAGTCTCTTCGGAACAAATGACGGCGTACTTGAATATGTCGACGAGGAAACTGGCGAAATCAAACGCATCGGACTCGAGATAAAATCGAAGCAAACTTCGTATAGCGAAACGGGATTCCAACGCATGAAAGGTCCGAAAGAGGATCACGTCAAACAGGTTACTTGTTACGACTTGATGTACGGACCACTAGATGGATACCTAGTCGTCTATATTAACTGCTCGATTAAGGCGTGGTTTATGTCGGATGACGAGCACGAAAAGGCGCCTGACTTTCGAGTGTTTGGCGTTGAAATAACCGATGAGATGAAAACGGAAATTCTCGACAAGTTTGCATATGTGACGAAATGCGTTGCAGAAGGGACGGCGCCAGCGCTCGACCTTGAGACGTTCAGATTTAATAACTTCAAACGGAGTTGTGCGTTAAGTCTTAACGAAGACGAGTTCGAATTATTGAAGGCACAAGTTAAGCGGGCGCAGCGGTCGGGACTTCCTCAGTGGAAAAAAGACGGCTTCTATGAGGCGTTCGAGTTTATTCGCGAGGTACGTGAAAATGCGGGTGCTTAGTTGGGACACCTCGCTAAGTTTGCCAGGCGTGGCAGTCCTTGAAGTTAAAAACGGCAAGCCACGAATTACTGCGCTATCGCACGTTAAAACAGACTCGAAAACGCAATCTCACGGATTACGCGCCGATATCGTGGAGTCATGGGCGACATTATTTATCGCTGAGCATGTCGGTAAGAATGGCTTTGACGTTTGTATCCGCGAAGATTTTAACGGACAGTCAAGTACACAAAATTATCCGGTCTTCGCGGCATGGTCCGGCATAGAACGCGCAATGGATAAATTCGGGCTTAAGTTCGATAAATGGACGGAGGAGTTAAAGGGCGGGCGAAATAAAACGTCGCTCGGTCCTTCACCGTCAAAAGTAAAGTTGATCGTTTGCGGAAGTGGTAAAGCGGAAAAGCCAGAGATTGCGGAGGCGGTTCGGAAGTTTACCGGATACACTGGCGAATTTGCAACACCGGACGAAAGTGATGCGGCCGCTATAGCTTTAGCGTATCTGATTCGCGAAGGACTGATTAAGAAATGACCACCGAAGAAACACTCGCAAAATTACACAATGATCTTTTACGCCAGCGTCGCGAGATTGATTACGACTTGAGGCGCCTGGCTAACGCTTACAAGGCGAAAAAGGTAGAGTATCGCCAGGTGTCGCATGGGATTATCGGAATTGAAAATGAACTACGGAATTTAAAGGAGCGGATTTGATGACTAAGACAACGCAATTATTAACTAACGAATTTATCGGGAAGTATCCGGATTTCCCTTCGCATATGAACGCATTAGGACAGTTTGTATATTACCGCACTTACTCACGGTTTATTCCGGAAAAAGGGCGCCGCGAAACATGGCGCGAAACGGTTAGACGTGCGGTTGAATATAACGTAGGGCTAGGCGTTAAGCACACGAAGAAGATCGGTTATCCGGTCGATTACGAGAAGTTTCGCAAGGAAGCCGAGGATTTCTTCGATAGCATGTTTAACTTGCGCCAGTTCTTGTCAGGCAGGACGCTTTGGGTAGGTGGTGCTGAGAACGGAGTGGCCGACAAATACCCGCTGGCTAACTTTAACTGCTCGTTTATTAACATTCGGAGCTGGGACGATTTAGGCGACTTATTCTATTTATTGCTCGTCGGCACAGGCGTTGGATTTAAAGCAACGAAGGAATTTGCATCAGGTTTACCTCCTATCAGAACGGATGTAGAGGTTATACACGAGCCGTATACGCAAAGATATCCACTAGTTAAACAGGCGGATACGCAGTTATTTATCCTTGAAGAAAAGATGAAGGCGGTTATTCATGTCGGAGATAGTAAAGAAGGATGGGTCGAATCCTTGCGAACTTTCTTCCGATTATTAACGGATCCTCAGTACAACCATGTCCAAAGCATAGGAATTTATTACGACTATGTTCGTCCGAAAGGCGCTCGATTAAACACATTTGGCGGAACAGCCAGTGGATATGAGCCGTTGAAGGAAATGTTCGAAGGTATCGCACAAGTATTAAGTAATAAAATTGACCAATCACTCGCTCCTTTAGAGGACGCGGAGAACGGGTATAAAAAAGTCCGGCCAATTCACGTTCTTGATATCGGAAATCTTATCGGAAACAATGTTGTGGTCGGTGGAGTAAGAAGGACTGCGGAAATCTTCCTTATGGATGCGGACGATCATGAATCTATTTTCGCGAAGTACGGAATCAACGGATTCTGGAACGAAAAAGCATTTAAGCAACACGAAAAGATTCGCGAGCTTCTAATTGAGCAGGGAATCGATGTGCCCGCATGGTTTGACGACCTAAACGTTAAAAGTTACGATCCGGAAATTAACAAAGATTATTTAACCGGAGAACCAAATCGCGAGGAAGACGGTTCATTATCTCCGTTCAACTTTGGTCGTCCGTTACATCACCGCAGAATGTCGAACAACTCTGTCGCGTTCACAAAGCAGCCGTCTCGCGAACTATTAAACTTAGTATTTACGATGATGCAGGCGGAAGGGGAGCCGGGCTTCATTAACCTCGAAGAAGCGAGAAGACGCCGACCAAACGCAGAAGGACTTAATCCATGTGCCGAAATTTTGCTCGATTCTTATGGCGTATGTAACTTAACGACGGTTAATATGGTTGAATTCGTAAAGGACGGAAAACTCGACATTCCTGGCGTTCTTGACGCACAAAAACGATCAGCTCGCGCCGGCCTTCGCATGACCCTTGCGCAATTAGAGATTCCGCATTGGGATGCCGTTCAGCAACGCGACAGACTGCTCGGAACATCGCTAACGGGCGTTAAGGATGCGCTCGCCATGCTGAATTACACCGAAGAAGAGGAAGCGACTTTGCTCGGAATGCTCGGTCAGATTGCGCGGGATGAAGCGGACGAATACGCGAAAGAAATGCGTGTCAGCAGTCCGTTACTAGTCACAACGGTTAAACCGGAAGGCACTATTTCGCAAGTAGCCGGCGGAGTATCAAGCGGACTTCACTGGTCGCATTCTCCGTACTATATTCGCCGTATCCGTATCAATGCAGCCGATCCGTTGGCCAAAGCGGTCCAATCAATCGGGTGGCCGGTAAGTGCCGAGGTAGGCACAAACGGAGTCAACGATGCATCAAAACTGCGCGATCCTGAGTTAATTGCGGCGGCCAGAACGCTCGTTATCGACTTCCCGGTCGCAAGCGGAGCAAGTCGCACGAAAGACGATGTAACCGCGCCTGAGCAATTCGATACGTACTTCCGATTCCAGCGCGAATATACCGAGCACAATTCGTCTAATACAATTCACGTTAGACCGGAAGAGTGGGTGGAAGCTGAGCAAATCGTTTGGGACGGCTGGGACGAATTTACTGCGGTAAGTTTCCTCGCATATGATGGCGGATCTTACCAGCTCGCACCATACGAAGCAATTACGAAGGAGCAGTACGAGGAATTGGCGGCTAAGTTAACGGAGTTTGATCCTGCCATCCTTCAGAAGTTCGAAACCGGAGATGACTCCGATTTAGAAGGTATGGACGGCTGCGAAGGCGGAGTTTGCCCGATCAGATAAAATAATTCGCAACAACTGCGCGAAACTCAAGACTCGCGCGTTTAATAAGGTGTAAGGGGCGTCGAAAGGCGCCCGCCCAATAAAACGGAGGTGCTTGCGTTTGAAATATTTATTTGCGGCATGTTGCGCAATCAGTATCGGAAACCTACTAGCATTAATCCTCGGCCTTAAGCCGGCAGACTTTACCGTCGGTGTTTCGTTCTTAATTAACGCACTAATATTCCACAATTTTGCGATTAGCGAAAGGAAGGCGAAGTAATTGACGAACAAATACGGAGACATTCGCTGGAAATGGTTAGAGGAGCGCGGCTTCAACGTTCTAGCTGACCGCCATCAATACGCATATATGCAGTCGCTTTGGATGCCGACAGACCTAGTGCAAGGAGTATTTTGCGAAAGTCCAGCGGGCACGGGCAAAACGGTCCTAGCGGTCCTTGCCGGAGCCTACGCAGTTGAAAACGAAGAATACGATAAAATCATTTACATTAGAAACCCGCAAGTTGTCGGAAAAGATATCGGATTCTTGCCGGGCGATGACAAAGATAAAACAGCTCCGTTCATGCAGCCTTTTGTAAAGGCGCTTGACTACGTAAAGCCAGGAACCTTCGAACTATGGGCAGGGCTCGATAAAGCATTCGCCATAACGCCGACGTTTGAACGCGGAGTCACTTACGAAAATGCCTACATTATTTTAGACGAAGCTCAGTCGATTAGTCTAGGCGAATTACAGACGATTTATACACGCGTAACCGATTCGTGCAAAGTGGTAACGACAGGCTCCTTGTTGCAAATCGACGATCCGAGATTGAAACGTTATGGCGGGCTTACACCGCTAGAAGTTTATATGAAACACTTCGAAGGGCAGCGTGTTACCTTCCATAAGCTCGTTACGAATTACCGCGGATGGTTCAGTAATCATGCCGACGAAGTACGTAAGACAGTCGAAGAACTTGAAGCGCAATAGATAAATAAAGCGACATAGAAGGAGTGAGTGATTTGTATTTTTGCTCTGTCTGCAATAAGACATACGAAGATATAAGCAATGCTATGGATTGTTGTTTAAACCCTGATAAAGAGTGGTTTTCGCTTGAAGAAACAATAAAAATTTTAGATTTAGACCCCAATGAAATTCTAAAAGAACTCGAAAAAGACACAGAAGATTAACGTCGTACTACGAGGATTAGCCGACAAAAAGGAGGCCACTGATGCCATTTTATACATTTGAGTGTCCGCAATGCAAAACGAAACGTGACGAACTAGTAGCGATGGGCACAACGTCAACCAACTGCGCCACCTGCGGAACCCCAACCGTCAAGCAACCGAGTTATCGCTTCAGCGCCCACGGACTACCGAACGGCTTCTCGGCCAACCGAAGTGCATCACGAAAGGAATGATACGCATGATTAAAAAAGCGGCAAAAGGTACGCTAATGGTCGCCTCGCTCGCAGTAGCCGGCGGCCTCTACGTCAACACCGTCTTCGATCCGTCAAAAACGGAAGTGGTGCCCGTCGAAAAAACCGCAGCCCATTACGTCGACAAGCAAGCGGTCATCAACGCGCTATCCACCAAGGCTGAAATCGTCGGCCTGACCGGAAAAGTTGCGAAGACGACCGAATATCACGACGATCAATGGTGGGGAGACAAAACGTATAAGCTGGCGGCAACCGGCACGTTTAAGCTCGGCGTATCAACGTCCGATATTCGCATCACAACGCAAGGCAACACCGTCAAGGTAAAGTTTCCGCAGCCTAAGATTATCAGCGTCGACATTCCGTTTGATAAAGCCCGCGTCAGCAAAGACGTCGGCATGTTCCGCAAAGACCTCGATGAAGCGCAACTCCAGGCGATGTTCGGCAAAACTCGCACGGGGGCGATCGAGGACATCAAGCGCAATAGGCAAGCGTTTGACAAGGCGGAGGCATCGGTGGAGCGGACGATTGAGGCGTTGGTCGGGCAGGTTGATGGTGTGAAGAATATCGAATTTGTGGAGGCGAAATGATGAATTTTAACGAACGGTTGAGACGCAATATGGAAGAAAAAGGTCCGGAAGCCGTTAAAAAGTGGGCGAGTCAACTTAATTCGATTAAAGGCGTTTATATTGCGGAATTAATCTACCAATGGGCGGATAACAACCGCATGCATCCGGACGATTTCTCGATGTTATTCGCAGAGGAGTTACTCGAAAAGTTAGAGGCGGATAATTGAGCTATCGCATGATATTCACACTACGCCGCCTGATGTGCGACAAGTTTTCGATATTATGCACGATTGCGGAACTGAACAAGCGACAAATTGAGGAGGATGACGAATCGTTGAGTGAGATTATATACGACCTCGATGGCGAAATTAACAAGTATGCAAGTCAGTTTACTCCTATAAAATACGTGATTACCGAGAATGGTTGCTGGGAATGTGTAAGTCATAAAAAGGATCGATACGGGTATATCCGTTTAATGAGGAAAAAGAAAAGTGTTTATCTTCATCGCGCCGTATACGAAAAAGAGGTTGGTAAAATCCCTGACGGATTAATCATACTGCATTCATGTGACAATCCTGCATGCTTTAATCCCGAACATCTTTCAGTAGGAACTCATTACGACAATAACTTAGATAAGATCAGTAAAGGCAGGCAAGCAAAAGGTTCCCGAAATGGCAGGGCAAAAATAACCGAGCGGGATGTAAAAGATATTAGAAACGACGATAGACCGGTAAAAGAAATCGCAAAACAATACGGGATATCGGACGTGATGGTGTATGACATTAAAAACCGAGTTTTTTGGAAACACGTTGATTAGGGAGGGTGTTTAATATATGAAACTAAATGTGAAAATTAAGCGATTAGATGAGGGCGCCGTAATACCTAAATACGCACATGAGCACGATTCAGGAGTTGATCTCGTCGCTGTGGAGGATGTCATCGTCGAGCCCGGCGCCACTGTACTAGTATCGACGGGATTGTCGTTTGAAATACCGCCAGGCTACGAAATGCAGATTAGGCCGCGCTCGGGAGTTACGTTAAAGACGAAGTTACGCGTGCAGCTTGGGACGATTGATAGCGGTTATCGTGGCGAAGTTAAGGTGATTGTCGATAATATTGCAGAATATCGTAGCCAGTTCGGGGACGAAATGCTTCGGGAATCATTCGTAACTATGGACGGAGGCGCTGCGTTGACAGACGGCCTATATCGCACGAATACGTATATCATTCGCAAAGGTGATCGCATTGCCCAAGCGGTATTCGCTCCGGTTGAAACATGTAACTTTATTGATGCGGATAAGTTAGAGAAAACAATGCGCGGGGCCGGTGGATTTGGTTCAACGGGCGTAAAGGAGGCGGAATAATGTACGTTAAATTAATCGCACATTCGCAGTTAACAAATGATTTCGCACAAAAAGCATTAAATACGTTTTATTTAAGCGATACGGTTTTCGACGGCCAAGCGGTCGCCCTAACCGCAATACGTACTTGCTACAGCCCTGGAAAACCGAGCGAAATTGTCGCAAAAGAAGGCGCCAAGTATTTCGGTAGCAAATCGACCGATGGCAAGGAAGGTTCGGAAGCCGACCGATTGTTCCGTATGATTGTCCGAAGTGGCCACACGTCAACTCTCGAGCACCTGTCGTTCACCTTTGCGATTGAGGGCGTAAGCCGAGCGTTACTTGCTCAGTTAACACGCCATAGAGCTGGATTCTCTTACAGTGTCCAGTCGCAAAGATACGTCAAATTTGGTAGCGACGATCGGTCCGGAGGTTTTGATTTTGTCATACCGGATACAGTTTCCGCAAATCCTGACGCTGATTACATTTTCGACGGAGTGATGGAGGATTT